TCACGCCCTCCCGCCCAGGCCGCGAACTGCCTCGACGAAATGCACGATTTCGCCGATAACGCCGAATTTCCGAAGTTCGGACTTGAGAACCGAATTTTCTGCCAAGGCATCCGCTTTGATATTGATGCCTTCCTGGGTGAGGGCCGGGAGGTAGGAAATGTCTGAAGCCAGATTGTCGATCTTCAACTCGGCCTGCCGTATCCGCTCCTTCGCCGCATCGACGCCCGACATCATCCGAAGCCGCGCCGTCTCGGCTTCATATGCTTTCGCGACCGGAAGCCTATTCCTGCAGCTTCGGATACCCTCGTCGAGATCAGCTCGGTTTCGAGCGAGAGACTTTTCGGTCCGGCCAGATGGGGTGCACTTCTCCAGATTGGATATCACCTCCTCGGCACGGGCGGCAGTCAGGAGGTAGAAACACGTTCTCGGGGTTTCCTGGTGCTGTTTCGCAGTAAAGCGCTTGGTGAGGACGCTGGTATCCCGCATCAGGTAGCGACCAAGAATATCGCGTTCGGCATTTTTCCCGACACCATAGCCGGACTGTGCGTTGGCGCCTTCCAAAAGCTCCTCAGGAGCAAGTGGCCAGCGGTGTTTCCATTCGTCCGCAAGCCCCTCCAGCGCGGCCTTGGCTTCTTCCTGCTCGGCGCGAGCTGCCAGCAGGTCGGCGTGAGCCTGCAGCAGATCGGGGTTCTCCTCCGGTAAATTCGTAACCGTTGCGGATTTCGCCGGGGAAGGCGTTGCGACGACGGCGACGGATGCCGATGCGGCGGCGATACCGGTGAGCATCTGGCGGCGGTTCAGAACCGGTTCCATGCTGGCGGCGACTGTGATAGTTTTGCTGTTAGCCATTTTCGTTCCTCGTGAGGGTTCGTTTTGGTGAGGATCGGTCAGGGCCTGGTATCCCTTTCCGATCCGCTCTGCTCAGACTGCTTTGGTGGTGAGGGTGGATGCGGCCAAGAGACCAAGTGTCTCTTTGGTGAACTCGCCGCACCATGCTTCGTATTCGACGAGCAAAGCGATCCGCAGGCGCTCATCGTCTTTATCGGCCATCGGCCTTTCTCTCAGGCTGCTGATGAGATCCCATCGCTCCCCCGACAACATTTCCTGCAGCCCGAAAACGTAGTCAGCCGCCGGCGTGTAGTCCTCGCCATCGTCCAGGCAGTGGTTGCCGGCCATGACCAGCGCTTCTTCCGCGGTCATGATCGCTCGGTAGGCCTTCTGGTAATCGGTCACTGTCGCCGAAGCGAAGTCCAAAGGGGTAATCGTTCTCACGGGTCTCTCCTTGCAACTTGATCCCTTAGAGATTATTTAATACATTAGGGGTATCACTTCAAGCCCTGATGTATCATTTAATCTGAAAAGGATCATTCGTGAGAGCAGAGCAGGTACGGGCAGCGAGGGCACTGTTGCGTTGGTCGCAGGCAGACTTATCCGAGCGGTGCAAAGTGTCAGTCCCGACAATCAAACGGCTAGAGGCAATGGAAGGGGACCTGTCAGGCCACCAAACCACAATTCGCGCGATTGAAGCCGCGCTCATGGAGGCTGGGATTATCTTCATCGCGCAGAATGGCGGCGGTGCCGGCGTCCGGCTCGCCAAGCCTAACCCCTAAGTGAAAAGGGCAAGATTCTCACCGTGAGAACTTGACTCCGCCAAAATTACAGGCCGCGATTTTTGGGGCATTGCCGCCGAATATAACCGGTATGACTATGCGGACGAGAAGCGGGCCGCGTTGACGGCTTGGGCTGATGCCGTGGGTAAACTTGCTGCTGGTGCGTGAGCGACTGAGTATTACCGCTCTTCAGTCCATTGCGCTTGAATGACGCCATCGAGCGCTTCGATTGCTCGGCCAAGCGCGCGATGGTTTATCCGCTTTCTAATCCATCCAGCTTTCTGAAAATATGTGCCGGTTTTTGCCGCCTTGTCTAGATCACGCATGGTCCAGCGGATTTCACGGCAGCGGCGACGAACGTCGTCTAGGGCTGCAATACCAGTCAGCTTGTATGTAAGCCGGTTCTCTCGTCGGAAGCCACGGTATCGCGCCTGCGCGCAAATGTTTGCCCATCTTGAGTGCGGAAACGCGGCGCTTATTTCCTCGACTGAACCCTTGGGATACATTTTTCGAAGCTTCGCCACTTCTGCTGCCGACCACACGTGCTTGGACTTCTGGAGCCCCATCTTGGCGTGTTGCCAACGAATTGCGTTATAGGTTCGGTGCTTCAAACGCCTGCACATCGATTTATAGTCGCCACGGCAGTCTAGTAACACCTGACGCTCAGCATCGTCCCAAAGCTTCTGGCCTTTCATGGTAACGCCTGCGCGCTTCATCCTCCTTCGGGAGCGCTCACCCGAGGCAACGTTTCTGGCGTAGTAGGCTAATGACATGGTGCACCTCCTCACCCAAAATGAGCGAGGAAACCCGACAACGATGTGACGACGGTGTGGCAATCCCAGATTTCCACAGGGTGTTTTGCTCAGCGTGGAAAAGCAGGGCAAATCATGACATCGTCGGTGGGTTTAAAGAGGCAGCGATGGCAAATGACGGACCCTTCAAGGCAGGCACTGATTGACCTCGTCCAGGCCCTGGCCAGGGGCCAAGCACGAATTGATTCAGCCGCAGGCGTTCGGTGGGACGCGATCGAACTCTATTGCGATGATCCATCTCCGGAGAACGCCGCATTGGTGGTCGAACATATGATGCTCGCCATGGATCTCGCATTTAACGTGCGCCGGGGCGTGCGGAAAGCGACCTCCCGGCAGGGGAAAGGGCGAGCCTATGTCGACGAAAGCAAAGCTGATCGTACTGGCGGCATTTCAACGGAACGATGATGGGGATTTGGTGCCGGCATTCGATCCGCGCCAAGTCGACACGGAAGAGCGGGCAAAGCGCGAGGCGCGGCTGATGGCAGACCAAGATGCCGGCGTCGTCGCGTGGAGCCGGGAAGCTGACCCGGCTATCAGGGAATATGGGCCGCCGGTGATCTTGTACCAGCACGGCGATTGCCCGGACTTCGAATAATGAACCCGCTGAAAATGCATGTGGCTTTTTACGCGGCGCTGGCCATCTTTCTGTGATGTTTCACAAGGGCCTGAGTCTTGAGCGACGATAACGAGCTACCCAAAGCCTACACACCGAAAACCCTAGCTGAACGCTGGCTCTGTTCCGAGCGCCATGTCCGGAACCTAATCGATCGTGGCCATCTGCCTGCCTTCTGTCTCGGCGGCAAGCTCCTCCCTATTCGTAGGGAAGACGTCGAAGCGTTTGAGGCTGACGGCGGAATGAAGCAATAGCCAGAGGACCATTGATGACGCGAGCCGCTTTCCGCCAAGCCGACATCGAACGCATCATCCGGGCCACCGAGAAGACAGGGGCGGCCGTACAGGTGGATCTAAAGTCGCTTGTGGTGACCATATTTCCGGGTGCGGGGACTGCTCCAAAGCTGGTCGCGCCGACCTATCTTGCGCCTGATGGCTTAGAGAATTGGGACGACGAGCCCGTTCGAAATAATTCCGCTCGCCGTTCTTCAACCAACCCGATCGACTACCGCAGTACTAACCACGCCCCCCTGAAGGGCAAGGGAGGCTATGAGATATTCGATGACCCAAGCCACCCGCTAAAACAGTATTACGACAAGTTGGGATTCGATCCTCGCACGATGAATAGTTCGGACATGGCGCGCCTCCGCGAGGAAGCAGACGCGAGATGGAAAGCCTCGATACCAGGGACGGAGCTTGGCAAACGTGAGAAATCCGCGTTGGGAAAAATGGTGGTAATTGGTGTGGACGTCCACGTCCTCGCGAGAGATGTGAAGGGATGCGGAGACGACACGCTCGACCGGCTAGAGGCCCGCGGGTTCATCGGTCGCAAGCAACTCATGCCCCCCGAGAAGGTTAAGGCCGGATATAGCCAAGAGGAGATCTGGTTGCTTCAGCCCGGCTTGGAGGCCTTCCAGGCTTCGTATCTGAAACGCGAGCAACTTTAACGGCTTGACGCCGGTGTGGGGGGAGTCCACCGCCCCGATTGCTTACTTCGCAATTAACATCCACAGCCAGTGTCCCAGCGGCTTCAGTGATCTCCAATTGGAGCGTACCGCCCCCCTAGACAACCTTCCTTCACGCTCTATGTCGGGCTCATCCACTGGGCGGAGACAGCAATGAGCGTCATAAGGGTCAATTTCGATACGGAATGGGAAGTACCCGTCTTCGTAAACCGCGAGGGCTTCCATGACCTCGCCATTGACGGCCCAAAAGAAGCACTAAGATACATGCGAAACGACTTTCCGCGGAGGGGCAGCGAGCTGTATTGGAACGCGATCGATGCATGCTATGCTGCGCTCCGATTCAGAACCGACCCAGAGCGAGCACGAGCCTACTTTATCGCCGCTTGGGGCGAACAGCAAAGCCGATTGCATTCTTGATCGCAGCCCTATTGCGGGGACGGGATTTATTCCCGTCCGTCCCCCTGTTTGGATGGAACTGATTCGCGCGACGGGCATTGAATTGTCGTCGCGAGGGCAAATCCCCGTCCCCATTAGAACGTTCGTCGCCCCACGAACACGCTCTCGCGACGCCCTCCCCTTAACGCGCTTATCCCAGTGAAGCGCTTCGGCTTGCCGACTTCTTTCGGGACTCTATTTCCTCTCTATGAGCGACATCCCTCCCCCCACTGTCGCTGTTGGCGACGACAAGCGGCACCTGTTCTGCCAGATGGCGATCGAGATCCCTTTGCAGGATCTAATCCAGGCTGCAGTAAAGGCCGGATGGGACGCCGAGCGTTGCAGAACCTAAGCCGCCTGGGTGCAATACACGGTTTGCCTTTCATAGGCGCGCGCCAGAGCCAGAGCTTGATCGAATGACTTAATTGCGCAAACGTAGGCTATATCTTACCATCAGCGGCGCTTTTGCTAAGAGAGTGACTTAGATGTTAAGTACTATTAGACAAAAAGGGATCGGAGGCTTTTGGTCTGAAGGTAGATTATCTGCCTTGGAAAGGGCTTGCATACAATCATACCTCAATTTGGGCCTCAGTTATACAATATTCTCATACGGCCCGTTGGGTAATATACCGGATGGCATTTTGGTCGAAGACGCAAATAAGATAGTTCCTCATTCGATGAGGCAGAGGATCATATATAACGGAAAACCTGACTTGTCGCACTTTTCGGATCTTTTCAGATTTGAAATGATCAGTCAGAGGGATTTGGTGTGGCATGATTTGGACGTAATGCTAATCGCAGATAAGCCGCTGCCAGAGTATAACGATATCATCGTCAGAGAGGAGCAGGGCGGGATCAATGGAGCAATACTTTATGTCTCTGACACAAAAATTATCGATTATTGCTTAGACGAGATACATAAACTGCTGGACCGAGAGCTCACATGGGGCCAGACGGGACCGAGATTGCTTGTGGAAGCAATCAACAAATCGGGGCGCCAGATAAACACTTATAATCATGAATATTTCTATCCAATAGAGCATTACGACATATGGAAAGCATTCCATCCTGGATATTACTCGTTCTGCAAGGAAAAGTGTGAGTCCGCACTGACCATCCATTTATTCAACAATATTTTAAACAGTATCGGGATGTGGAAAGATATGGCACCCCCAAAAGGTTGCTTCATGGATGAGCAACTTGAAAAAATGGATCTGCTCCGGCTCTTTAGGGATACCTACCCTGAGAAAGTCATGACTTCTATTTTGGAAAATTTTCAATATCGGCAAAATGGCAAGGCGCTCGGCATTAAAACAATTATTCGGGAAATCGCACCAAGCATTTATCGTACCTACAAGCACTATCGAAGATAGAATTTGGCGAACAAAATTGCTGGTTCGGCGCCTCGATGCTGGTCTCGGTCTCCTCGAAGGGCATGTTGCTCCTCGTCAATGTCTGGAGATGCAAATCTGCGACCCAGGACTCTAGAGGTTCGGCGCGCTTCGGAAAGCGCTGAGAGAATCTGGATTAGACGGCGCCCCGAAGAAAGGCCCGCCGAAGCGGGCTTAGACGATCTCCTTCCCTCGCTCGTCCATAGGATGGAAATGCATAACACCTGCAGCCTAGTCTTTGCCGAGGTCATTCTCGCCAAATTTCAATCCGCCAGCCTGCTGCGTTAAATCAGCGACGGGATGATTGCGCGGATATCCTGCGAGCTTGTTGACCGCGCGGCTACGGCCGGCAAATACTATTCGACGTTTAGCCACTTTGGATCAGCTACGCCTTTCGCCCATCCTTCGATGTGCTGGCATGACATGGCGGAGTAATCGGTTCATCGTCACGAAAGTCATGTCTAAAGCAAAGGAGGAATGCTGTGATGTCAACGAAGTTGCTGCAGATTATCACTCTGAGCGCGGGGATGGTCCTTGCCGGGACGGGCTTCTCGGCGAGTTATGCGTGCGGAGCCGGCGAGTGTGAACCGCCGCCTGAAACCTCCAAAGGCAACAACGGCTGGGGACAGGAAAAGAACCAAGGAACGAACGACGGGACCAACGCTGGTAGTGACAATGGTGGCACCGCCGCTTCCAAGACCGCGAGCACCGACAGGTAAACCCGCGACTGCTTCGGCGGCGTGGCATCGCGACGCCGCCGATTCCATCTGACCCAGGCGGACCGATTCTCCGGGAACAACACTCAGTAGGTTGTTCAACTGGGAGGCGCCCCATATACTGAGCACCGTCAGGAGAATTATGAGGATAAGGAGCGCGATTTTCGGCTTTTTCTTCATCCTCTCGAACTAGCTCCCCATGTCCCACTTGCAATAGGACTAAAGGCCGGGCGCACGCAGCTACCCCTGAAACTTCATCCCGAGTTTGCAAGCAGCGTCAACGTCTGCTCCTCGTCACGTCGCGAGCGATGAGCAAGGTGGCGGTTTCTCCGTGGACATAATTCAAGCGCCACCATAGCCTCGGCCGTGAACGCGACCATTATTGAAGTGCCATCCGAGGCGTTTCACCTAATCGGCTGCAGCCAGGTTTTTCGATCCGGCATGATGTCCCGAATATGAAAGAAAGGCCCGCCCGTTTGTTCGTCGCCCACGAACCCACTCGCGCGCGCCCCCTCACCTCAGATGCGCCAATCCGCCACACTGCATTAGCTTGCGCTCATGGGTGCCGCCCGCCATATCGACGCCGCGGGCGCTTCGCCGGATACTCTCCTATCCGCGTGCCCGTCGCCCGATGCAGGGATCACAAGAGGCCTGCGTCGGGCTCCTTTCGGCAACCTGCGGATCGCTAATATTGCGGATAACCTGGTGCTAGTTCACGGGTAGAACGCCGACCTGACTCTGGAATAGCGGACGGGAACCTTCCTTGCCGCGTTCGGTTGGGTAAGCCAAAAGGAGAGGACAATGACCAGCAGAATCACCACCGCCTTGATCTTTAACCTTTGCCTCGCTCTTCCCGCCGCAGCCCAACAAGGCGGAACCTTTACGCCGGACACCACGAACATGCAGGGAACCAATTCAGGTGGCCCAGTGGGCTCTCAAGCGATCGAACGGCCGAAGAATGCGATACCCAACTCGGTCGGCAAAGCCGGGCAGGATTGCCAGAAGATGGCGAATACTGTTTCAGGTGAGCGGCCGTCGACGTCCAATCAGCAGGAACAGCAGCCGCAGCGAAAGTGTTAGAACCCGTAGCGCGATCTGTTCAATCCGGCACCCGATAAATTTCGGACGTATCATCCGGATCGCGAAGCCCCTTGAATGGCGCAAACCGCAGCTTCCCGTCGCTCGTCCATGCGCGGTATTTCAGCGTGAGACGGTAAGACCCTAGGGAACAGTCCTCTCGGGAGACCGTTAGGAGCCGCGAATTTCTCCGACTTAACCGCTTGGAGTGATTGGGTTTGAAAGAATACAAGGTCTATATCGAGGTCGCCGGTCAGAAGGTGCTAGATAGAAGCCGGATTAAAGAAACCGATCTGCTGATCGCGATCTCCGGCTGTTACAAGGCGAAATCTCCAAAGATAGTGATCGCTCACGCCATCCTGCAGGGCGGCGCGTATGTTGACCCACCGTTCCGTATAAGCCTGACCAAGCTCGACTGATGGCGCGCTTCACCGATAGGATGTTCGGTCGTTGAGTATCGTTACAACCACTGGGTCATGCGCGTCCGCCAGTCGGTCGAGAAATAGACGTCGGCGACATCGTCCCCATTAGAACGAGTTATAGACTTGATGCAATGATCGGAAGTGCGAAATAGCAGTTGCCATGTGCCCGGGCGGGTACCATTGAGTGCATCCAGTGAACAGGTGCCCAAAGGAAAGCCCGCGTCAATCCCCGGAGGCGCGGGCTTTCGCAGCCGGGGCTCTTCTCAGCCCGACCCATTCCCCGAGCTTAAGCCTGTTGGGCCAGAGCGATCAATTCCATCAAAGGGAGTATTGCAAGACGCCGTATAGACGTTAATGGATGGCTGCCGCAAGCATTGCCAAAACGTCGTTCAACTGCTTCTGGCTGAACGGTTTAGCCAACCGGGTCAAACCGGCACCCTCGCTGCCAGGTAGTTCGGCATATCCCGTAGCAAGGACCACTTGGATCGCTGGATATTGCTCGGCAATCTGTTGCGCCAGTTCCGCTCCTGTCATCTGAGGCATGGCATGATCCGTGATGACGACATCAGGACACGGTCCCTCTCGCAGAAGCCGGAGCGCCTCTTCTCCCGAATTCGCCTCGAGCACCTTGTGTCCAAGATCTTCCAGCATCAGCACGGTGTTCATCAGCACAAGGCTATCGTCGTCTACCGCCATGATCGTAAGGGGAGGAACTGAAGCGACTGACGTTGTCTCAACGGCGGGCTCAGGCGGCGCGGCAGCGTCCGCCACAGGAAGCCAGAGCTCCGCGGTGGTACCCTGGCCTTTGCTCGACTTCATGATCAGGCGGCCCCCTGACTGAGCCATCAGGCCCTGCACCATCGAAAGCCCCAGTCCGGTCCCCTTGCCGATTCCTTTCGTCGTGAAGAATGGCGTGGTTGCCTTTTCGAGCGTTTCTGCGTCCATTCCTTCGCCTTCGTCCTTGACCGAGAGGCAGACGTATTGGCCAGGCGGCAGATCCTGAACCTGTTTCGGTTTTAGGGCATGCTTCCGTGCAGAGATCTCGATCGTGCCACCATCCGGCATCGCGTCGCGCGCGTTCACCACCAGATTAAGCAGCGCGCTCTCGAGCTGGTTCGGATCCGACCATACAGGGGGCATCGAGAGTGGAAACGTCGTGCTGATCTCGATCTTGGGGCCGATCGATCGTTGCAATAGCTCAGCCATCTCTCTCACCAGCGCCGGTGCATCCACGGCTTCGAGCTTAAGATCCTGCTTGCGGGAGAAGGCAAGCAACCGCTGTGTCAACGAGGCCCCGCGCTTGGCGCCAATGATCGCGTTGTCGATTAGCTCGACAACATTCTGGCCTTCGAGCGCCCTCTTCCGAGCAATCTCTAGGCTGCCGAGGATCGCCATCAGGAGGTTGTTGAAGTCATGCGCAACGCCGCCGGTCAGTTGGCCAACGGCTTCCATCTTCTGCGCTTGGACGAGTTCCTGTTGGGCTTGTTCCAACGCCTGCTGAGCCTGCTTCTTTTCGGTGATATCGCGTGTGATCTTCGCGAAACCGATGAGTTTGCCATCGTCACCATGGATCACGTCGATGATAACGTTCGCCCAGAAGCGTGTGCCGTCTTTGCGAAGCCTCCATCCCTCCTTTTCAAAGCGACCGTCTCGCTTCGCGATTTCTAATGCCTTCCTGGGAAGTTCTTCCGCCCGGTCCTCCTCCGTATAGAAGCGAGAGAAATGCTGTCCGATAATTTCGTCCGGCTGATAACCCTTGATGCGCTCCGCACCGGCGTTCCAGCTCGCGACGTTCCCGTTCGGATCCAGCATATAAATCGCATAGTCCGTAACACCCTGCACCAGGAGGCGAAACTGCTCCTGGCTTCGCCTCAGCACCTCCTCGGCGACTTTTCGTTCCGAGAGATCCCGGGTGATCTTGGCAAAACCGAGGAGCTGGCCATGCTGGTCGCGGATGGCGTCGATGATGACATGCGCCCAGAAGCGTCCACCGTCTTTACGGACACGCCATCCCTCTGCTTCAAAACGCCCTTCGGCTTCGGCAGTCGCGAGTGCTCGGGTGGGAACGCCCGCTGCAAGGTCTTCAGGCGTGTAGAAACGCGAGAAGTGCTCTCCGAGGATCTCGGACTCGGTATAGCCTTTGAAACGCTGGGCGCCGGCATTCCAACTTGATATCCGGCCTTCCGTGTCGAGCATATAGATCGCGTAGTCAGTGATGGCGTCGACGAGGAGGCGGTATCGTCCTTCATTGGACGCGGCCTGAAGCGTGGTGACATGCGCAGTCATCTGTATCCTTCCCGGAAAGATTGGGCTTTCCGTTGACGGACATGTAGACGCTCTCTGCCTCACGGCAAGAAGCCTGCGCCGAAACAACCGCCGACGATACGTTTAAGACACGCGCTAGCTACAGGTGGTGGTCCATGACAGTTTGATAAAAGCCTCCTCCAACCAGCGGGTAGCCGACGTCTGCTCGATCGGTACAATCAATCTGCTCAACAAGGACACACTGCATTGAGTTCTACTACCGACTTCGTTGCCGAGTTGATCCGAGCTGCCAATCAAATCGATAAGCTGACGGCGCTGGAAAAGAACCGGCTGCTGGATCGTGCCGCCACGGTCGTGCGGCTAAAGCGGGGCTCTTTTTGTTTGGCGTAAAATCGACGCCCTGCTTCTTCAACCCGTTTGGCAACTCGGTAATGTTCCAGGCATGGACAAGGTCGCGCGAGACAATCTAATCGTGAAGATGCGTGCTGACGGGGAAACCATCCCAGCGATTGCGAAGGTACTAGGGCTGTCTGTGGCAATGATCAAAATCGTCCTGCAAAACCATGCCTATTGCATTGTTTCCACTCAGCCGCCGGAAGGCATGAGCATCCGGACAGCATGGCTCATTTGCCGGTCTCTTGGCACCTGGCCCACATCTGCCAACGCCGAAGAGCTTGCTCATAGGAAGCAGGCGTTCATGAGGGCACCCGGCACATAGCGGAAAGATTGGCGCGAGTTCGACGACTGGGTCATGCGAGGTTGCCAGTCGGGCGAGCAATGAAGGCAGCATTGTCCGGAATTGCCGCAAGTACTAGCTTGTTTCCCCAGCAAGACTGGAATTTAGGTACTGCTTTCAAGCGAGAACGCATCTCGTATGGTCGCCAACAGCGCTGAGTTGGCTGCAGGAATTGTTACCCACCGATCCCGCCCCTGGATTCGCCGGCGAGCCTGATACCTGACAATCGGATACCCCATTATGGGAGTGCGCACCGACATCCGGAAGACGACGCCGTCAATCATTCGTTCAACCATCACTGGGACCATTGCATCGCCTCTCTCCAAGGGAGTTTCTCGATCCATGTTCGCAGATGGCATTTAACAAAGGGGAAAAACCATTGGCACTTTGCTCAGCAGGAACTACCGGAATTGCACCCCAGGCCGTCTACGCTCGCACCACACGACCGATCTTGGTGAGGTAGGCGACAATCTCGTATTTGAGATGGCCGCGCTCCCCAAAAGCCTTGGACACAAGCTCGATGCGACGATAGGCTTCCTTATCGGTCGGATCGACCGGTTCCGCAACAACGTACCCAACGGTTCCGATCGCCTGGATATTGCTTCCCGCCTCGATCATGGCGGCCACAAACGCTTCAACTTCATCTTTGGTCATGTAAGAAGTTGAGCATATTTGCACCGCTGCGCAACCCTCAGATCTGATAGGCTCGCGGCCGTTTGTATTGCTACCAACGATCTGCCGTTGCGACTTGACTCCCGTTCAGAGGGTGGCAATGCTACTTCAATGAGTCCCGACCGCTTCAACGAGTGCATGCGCCATATCCGCTGGACGCCCATCAATCTGGCGTCGGCGTTGCAGTGTGACCTGTCCTGGATCGAAGCGCTTGAAACGGGCAACGAAGAGGTGCCCGCCGGCCTTGCGGCTTGGCTGGAAACGCTCGCCCAAGCTCATGAAGCTCTTCCCCCACCCACAACTTACAGGCGCCAGAGGGCAGGACTTTGATTACAATGGCCGCGCCCCGCTTCGATATCCGCAAGGACAGCGACACCACGTGGGAGATATTCGATACCACGACCGGCAGGACGGCAATTATTGGCGGAAAACCATACTTTGACCTGCCACTCGACAGCGCAGACACCCTCGCCGATTTCATGAACTCGGCAGGTATGGTGCCCGACAGGGACACACTGCATTGAGTTCGACGAACGACTTCATTGCGGAACTAGTCCGGGCCGCGAATAAGGTCGAGACGCTCCATGGCGAAGAAGCCCGCCGTCTACTCAACCGGGCGATAACGACGATCCGCGATATGCGGGAGACGATCGGGATACCTCGCAGCAACACGGCGGCCGACGCCGTGATCGACCTGCAGACGACAGCTGTGGCCCTCGGCTTGGGTAACCGATCGCCCGATCAGGTCAAGGCTGCCCTGCTGGATGCCGCCGGAATAATCCGGGACCTGCATATCGTGCTGGACACGGGGACGGAAATTCAGATCGAGCAGAAATGAAAACGGGGCCGAAGCCCCGCCATCACAATCACACCAGACGTCTCTGCCTATTCCTGCGATCTCCTTCAATTGCGGTTCTTATGGACAGGGCTGCGAGCTTAGTTTCATCGCGGCACGCTAAGAAACCCTGTGCGTCCTGATCTTCAATCCGTTCAGACGCAAGCGCTTCCGATGCCATCGTGTAGGCAACCTCGGATAGAGTCATGTTATCTCGGAGGTTAGCCTTTGGGTGCAGCTTTCGGGAAATTTTGAGGTCTTTCGCGGTGCCGCCTAACAAATGCTTGTACAGCTCGTTAGTGCAAGTGGCGTATTCGAATGGACGTGTAAGCCCGTGTGCTTTCAACGTATCGGTATATGTGCGCAGCACTCGCTTGCCGATTTCGCGGTGTTCTTCAAAGATCTGAGCGCGCTTGGCTCTATTGACCGTGATCTCGTCATGGAGGGTCTCGTCCCCTTTTCGGAAACGGAGAAAAGCGTCCCGAATCTCAACTGCCAGCGTTGGGGAGAGATAGGCGGCGTAGGCAAGAGCCATGTTTTCATGCACCCATGTTCCCCCATCCGCCCCCCGCTTAGTGTAAGCTATTGATCTAATTTCTTCTTTCGTCCAATTACGGGATTTTCCCGTAATTTTCTTTAGAAGAGCAGAATATTCCCGCTGATAGGTGCTCAAACGCATCCAGTCGCCCGGAGTTTGGTTCTTCGAGAAACCCGCCGCCTTGAACAGATCGTTGAGGCAAATTAATCCCTTTTCATCAACCCTGATACGAGCGGATTTGAAAAGCACTACCTTCATTTGCATCATGGGATATAAATCCTTCTTTATATCGAGATGCGGCAGCTACGCTATTGACACGACCCTGTGGATAAATACATCAATGCCACACGTGATCACGAGCTTACCGCCTGGTTAGCGAAAAAGGCCCGATTGGTGTGCAACCACCTTTCGGGCCGCCCTATTCATCGGATGAATCCGGCGAACCTGATATTCTTCCTCCTCGAAATCTGATTCGGCAAGTTGCGGTTCTCGTCTATCGACAACAATTTCTGCTCTAGGGGCCTGGCGCGTTCACCCGCTGTCTCTCGACTCGATCAAGCCGCTCCCTCAGATCGAGAATGATATCGCGCTGGCCGTAAACGCTCCCCTGCGCGGTCTTCACCTCGTCGATCTGGCGTTGCTGGTCCTGGAACCGCTGGTCGTAGTTCGCCCACACACGGTCCAGCTCTTGGCGTGGAACCTGGGCGTCACGGACTTCCTTGAGCCCCGCCTCCGATCGGGCCCGATCCTCCGATCCGCGGTTCGTCCGCCATTCCATCTCCTTTTGCGTCACCATCTTTTCGGTGATGATCGTGATCGAGCCTTTGAGATCGGTCGTCGCGCTCTGGATCGGCCAGTAGACCAGGCCGCCGACAATGGTGCAGAACGAGAGCGCCACCGCGATAGCCTGCCACTGAGGCTTGTTTCGCTCGGCGATGTTCGTGGACAGCGCGGCGACAGACGACCGCATCTCCGACGACATCGCCGCCATCGAGGATTCGATCTGCTTGAAGCCCGATCGCATTTCGCCTTCCAGGTCGGACTGTCGGCGGCCGAGGTTGGTTACCCGCTCCCCGAGCTGGGCGGTCAAGGCATCTGAGTAAACTCGGTGTTCTGCGCCATTGGGCATCTCTTCGTTCCCTGCCATTGGTCCTGCTGCCCTTTCAATGCGTCAGTACAAATTCGGTGGTCTGTTCTTGTTCCGGTCCCGTTGACCATCGCGCCGACCGCTCCATGTTTCCGCTGCGGACGGAGACTGTAGACTCGACTCAGTATCGAATGAGAGTAGATTGTTGACATCGGCACCAACCGAACAGGTAGGCGGTGACGACTGAGGGTTACTTTGTGCTCCCGCCTGCGGCGTGTCAGGAGGAGCGGTAATGTTGCCCTCCCAAGCTTCCCAATTTTCTGATGCAAGACCCCTCCTCATGAGGTGGGCAAAACACATCGCTCCTACCGAAGAGCAACAGACCTTCCTCGTCGACCGGACGATTATGGTTGCAAGTTGCGATCCTGATTCCCTGGAGGATGGTCCAATCGATCGGGCGATGTTTTCATTGATGTTGGAAATCGCACGGTTTGAAGCTCATCTTCCAGTCTCGATATCCGCACCAATGCCACCGTCAGAGACCTGACTTACGCTTTTCGTCTTGTTCTGGGGTACCGGTTTCGGAGGATCCCCGCGCCAAGCCCATGCCCGAACGAATTCCAGCGTCCACTTTACAATCGCCAGTTCCGTGCGAAGCCGATCGATCGCATCCGCCAAAACCGTTTGGGGAGATGGGATGTAGGGAACCAAATCTTCGCGAGGTGCTTGTAGCGCAGGTTCGGTCCTGTCCGGGCTCAGAGGCTCGCCAGTGACACAGCGGCGGGCCTCGATTGCTTCTGCATTGATGCGGAGAGAAGCTTGACCCAGAGAAGCCATTACGAGTCCGGAATGAGCATCATATTTGATGTGTTGACCAAGTCCACCGTGATCACCTTCCGTGAGAAGATCAAACTGCTCGGCCCCTTCATTGACAGGACGGCAGCCATTACCGCGTCCGAGGAATACTGTAGGTCCAAGGGATGGATTGGTTAACGTCGCATTCGTTTCGGGCTAGGGAGACCTGCTCTTGGACGGCCAGCCGATTGCGTTTGCTATATCGATAGAAAGAGCGCGTGATGATCGGGAGGCATCAAGCCGCCTGGAGAATAGAAATGGTCAGCGAATGGAAAAACTCGGTTTATATCCGCATCGGTACCGGTAGCGTCGAGATTATCACCGGAGCTGGTGATGCTTTCGCTGCGCTCAACACTCGTTGGCCCGGCGAACACGGCCCCCACTACAATTTAGCGAAACGGATTTGCGGTATGGCGGCTGCCGGAGATATCTCTTCCGAAGTCGCCAGGGAAGCGTTCATCGCGGCGGCCCTTGAGGCATCTGTTCTGGACGAGCGCGTTCGTTGACGCTGGCAGATCGACGCCGATTGTCGTTGCTAAGTGGCACGGAAGAGCGCGTAGTATCGCCTGCAGGATTATGCTGGTAGGAGAGAGATCGTGCAGTGGAAGCGAAATCCGACCTACAGAGCCGGCGTTCAATGGACCGCGCCCGTTGCTGTTCGCATCGGTTACGGTTCGCCTGAAATGATCCAGAACGCTGCGGACGCGCTGGAATTCCTTGAAAGACGTTGGAGGCATGAGCGCGAGGAACAGTATCAGGCTGCCAAGCAAGCGTGTAGGGGCGCTCTCTTCCATAGTCGTTCGAGCTCCGTGGCCAGGGACGCTTTCATAGCTGCTGCCGTTGAGGCATACGTTCTTGCTTAATTGCGCGAGCGATGTGGTGCTACCGCCGGATGTGATGCGTGAATTGCTAAGGTACTGGGAGGCGCCCACATCGCCAGCGTGAAATGCTTTGCTTAGGCCATAGGGCGCCTGCGGGCGGACTCGCCTGCATTTCACGCACGTCCATCTGGGGGATGGGTTGGGTGAACCTGTGAGATCGAATTTTGGAACTGGCCTCCGTGTTGGTTTCGCATCCAGAGCGGCGGCAGGCATCACTTTGTTGTTGCTATATCGATGCAAACAGCGCGTTGTGTGGTGGGGGACGCCAAGGAGGATGCCATGTCCGTTCAATGGAAGATTCAGGTCCGCGATTTGCTCAAGACATTTTTGTCGCGGTTCGGCATGAGTGAGCACGTCCCACCTACTCAAAAGGTCGATCTGCAGGGACCAAATCAGCATTATCAAAATCCAGGTAGGGACAAGAACCACCCGGGTGACGATGCCGACGTTCGCGCGTCTACGGAGCTCCACAAAGAGCAAGCGGCTAAGCTCTGAATGACGTCCAGGCTGGATGATACCGGCGGCCGGTATCATCTGCGAGACTTGGCTTGTCTTGCAAAGGGCGTTTTCTGTCGAAGACGACGGATTTTACGTGGCATCCATGGCGGTCGAAATATTGCGGGTGGCTGGTTTGGAACACGAGCCTCCGACTCTAGTTCTGCGGCATGGTTCTGACGGATGAGCAGCGAAAGAAGATATTCGAGGAAGGGAAGCAGGCGGCCGCCCTCGGAAAGAGCAGGCGATCTTGCCCGTATCTCGACGACGAGACCCCGGAGCGCATTTACATCTGGATGGGCGGGTTCGACTCGGTCAGGCAGGGTCTGTAACGGGCTGTTAAGCGTAAGCCCTCCTAATGCTCTCGCGCCCGGGAACGGTGGCATACGACCGACGTTTGGCCTCGGCAAGTCGGAGAGGCATATGAACGTGTGGTGTTTTTGGGGAGCTGCCGTGCTGCAGCTTTGGTTCGGGTTCTATCTCATTCGTCGTAACTTTCGTGGCAAAATGTCAAACGACCTGCTGGCAGCGTGGAACGGCTACTCTATCTCCCCACCGACATGGGAGAATGACTTCGTACGGGAATGAAACCAGAAACCAACGCACCACCGCTGTGTCTCGGGGAGCAGATGACGCTTGCACCTATCCTGATCATTTTCGGTTTTGCCTTGCTAGCGGCCGTCGGATTGCTTGTCTTTCTTGCAAGCAAGCGACCGCCACCGGCAGTTTAAGGTTTCACGGACGACAGATGAACCGGACCTTTGCCCATCTGGAATGAAGACGCTCCAGGTGCTAGTTTAGCAAATGCTCCAGAACCACAACCCTATTGTCGGCGCCTTTGAGCCCGAGGACTTGCAGATGCTCCAGCAGGTGCTGGAGAAAATCTGCGACCAACGCGGCATCCTGAAATCCTCGGCGTGTGCCGCGGATATTGCTGCTGATGTGATCACTCTCTATCAGAGCGGCTTATGGGGCGAGGTTCAACTCCATGCAATGCTGGCCTCTCCGGCGAACACCGGGGCCTGAACGAGACGAAGGCTCATCTGGGCTTCTTGGCTGTCTTCTGGTCGTGCGCCAAGCATTCCCCAGCAGTCCAGACGCCGGCCCCGCAGACGCCGGCGACCGTGTCATCGATCGCCTCCTGGTCGACGGGCGTTTCGCCACGCGCGCCGATCAGTGACGTCCCCACGATGGCTCTAGCGGTGCGGGACAGCTGCCCCTTCGAGGCACTGACCTGTTGAGTTGAGGTACACGCCGCCGCGCTCACGGCACATGCGACGGTTAAAGCGAGCCTTGTCAGCTTCATTGCTCAGTTCTCCTACTGCTTTGTCGGTTGCTGCCTGCATGGTGGCGCGCTCGACGGCCCGCGCCTCCTCTTTGGCGTCTGGGAGCCACCAGATGGCGTTGATGGTGGTAAAGACGGCGAAGCCGAGCGCCAGACCGCCGGCCGCGCCGATCGCCATGCTGATCTTGTCGGTGATCATGGCGCTACCGCCGCGCGGATCTTGCCGATCGCCGAGACGACCGAGTTCTGAAGCAGGAGGCCGAGGATCAACATGAGTAGGATGACGACGGCAAGCACGGCGACCACCTGCCAATCCATGCCGGCCAAGGCAGCCAGGCCAAGGCTACCGAACGAGCCGCCACCGCCGAACAGACCGAACAGGCTGAACTTGCGCTTGACCTGCGTCTCGACGGCGACCGGCACCACGGCCTTCTCTTCTGTAACCGGAGACGAGGAAAAGGCCGCCATCTGGACCGACGCTCCCGAGAGGGCGAGGAGATCCTTGTGCAGGGCCGCTCGAGTCTTTGGCCCCACGTCGCCGTCGACGTCGAGGCCGCGTTCTGACTGATAGCGCCGGATGTCCGCCTCGGTCGGCTGGTAGCCGAGCAGGACGAGCGAGACCCGGCCATAGTAGTCGATGCGGTCGTTGAGCCCGTTCTTGCCGCCGTTGATCTTCTTGGTGATTGTCTCGATGTCGTTCCGGTCGGCATAGGCGTTCAGGTTCCGTGTCGACCAATACCAGAGCGGCACAAGGCCTTCCCACGGATCGGTGTTGACGAGGTCCGGCTGCGCCACAAAGTCCGGCGGGTTGTAGCCCTTCTGACGGCACCAATCGCGGAAGGCCTCATAGTTCGCCTTGCCGGTGATCTGAATGCCGGCGCGGCCGCGGTAGAGGTAGCCGTCACCATCGGCGGCCGGCGTGTTGCCGAGATCGACGCGGGTATCATACCGAGCCTGTGCAGCCGTCGGCCCCCAGATTTCCTGATCAAACCGGAAAGCGCCGCTCTCATGCATGAGCTGCGCGAGGTAGTGGGCGACCCGGTGCGGCCGGTTCAGCCCCAGCCCCAGCCCGAACTTTTCGAGCGCGACCAGGACAGAGTTCATGTTGCCTTCGTTGACACGCGATTTTGCAGCCGCGCGGATCTGCGCGGCAGTGATGACGCTCATAGGAATTTCCTTTGTGGTGGAGTGATGTTTTGCTGCAGGTCCGGTGGGAGGAACCTTAGAAGCCCAAGGCTGTTAGCTACCAAAATGGAGTTGGCTGAATGGCAAATTACGTATGGCTTTTTCTCGTTGCAGGCGGCGCCGCTATATTGGGCAGCGTTCTTGCGTTCGGCATGATCAAACAGAACGGGGAACGGTCCCTCGCTGCAATTGCGGGCGCATTCGTAGTGGCGGGCCTCGCCCTAATCTTGGGCTTATACGTCTCATCAGCCCCAACCGCTCCCCAAGTGTCGTCCGACCCTCAGGCATCAGAAATCAGTCGTCCTGCCCGCCAGTCCGATCAGAACGCTCTTCCGGGATTAGCGCAACCTAACCGTTGATGCCGCCGTCGGACCAACGCGGGTTGCTATTTTGGGAGGTATGAATGCAGCCGGTTCGAAGAGTGCTAAGTCTCGGATCCACGTGCGAGGCACAGTATCAGCTGCGTCGTTTGACGGCCGACACTTCCGAGAGAATGCGTTATGTCAACGGCCTGAAAGATGCTGCCTTGGGATGCCCCAGTGTCGTATTCTCTTGGCAAATCACGCCTATCACCGCCTTGTTCGAATATCTCCGAAGAGACTTCAAGGGGATGATGGAACTCGATGATCTTGTTCCCGATAGCCGGACCGTGCGGAATTTGCGGTTTGGAACAATGCATCACCACGAGTTCAAGCGTGACGTGTCCGAGCAGCAAATCCACGACTACTTCCCCATAGCTCGGCGGAAGCATGACGCAATGTGCGAGCGGGCGCGACGGATGATTTCCGATGACGAACCAACGCTCTATGCTCTTGCGAACTCGGGTGCGACAGACGAACAACTTGAAGAGCTCAAAAGCCTTCTGAAGTTCCGCAACCCCAGCAAGCGCTTTGATATCCTTGCTCTGCAGTCAACGACGCCCGACATATGGCAGGGTGACGACAGCGCTTGGGATGAGGAGTTCTCCCACTTTAGTTTTGATGCGACGCTAAGGCCAGTTGAGAAGATGAAGATGGGCGTGCTCAGGCTCAAGTCTCAGTTTATCCGTCTCCGAGGGCACCTCGAAACGGGGAAATTTTAACGAAGACGGTCCCCACTTACCGGACACGGAGAGCGCGCCAGCCTTAGCTATCGGGCAATTTTTTACCAATCAGAGTTTCGACGCAGCCAGGAAAAAGGCGTCAATTTGTGGTCCCCGAAACCCCATGGCTTGGAAACCGGCCTGCACCATCGGCTCTTTGCGGACGAACGTGCCGCTGTATTCGTAGGCGACTTGGGTGGCGCGGTCTTGTGTGGCGATCCACGCGTCAACTTGATCAATAAGGGCCGCCGCCCAGCACGCAGGCCAGTGAACCGCCGTTGGACTCCCTTACAAGTTGTGCAATATTTTAGCCGCTAAGAGACTGTTTGAGGGCTCGAACGGGAAAACGGGCGAGCCCTCTCATTTTTCTGAACCTGTTGTTCTAAATCGGGTTAAGGGCCTGCATCACGGCGGACCTACGCAGGCCCTTGCGCGGCGAGCTTCCCATTGATCAGTTCGGCCAGACGATCGGCGTGATGCCGCCGATGAACTCTTCAATGGTCGGCGGCGGGATCTCGCCGGCCTCGACAGCAGCGAGCTGGTCGAACATGTAGTCTAAGGCAGCATCCCGCCATGCGATGTAGGCCGCCGCCTCGGCGGCCCATTGTGGCTTGGTGCTGCCCTCGTAACTGACGATCGTGAGGCGGCTGTCATATTGCCGTTGAGCCGCGACAGCGTCGAGGTGATCGTCGAAGGCCGTCTTGTAATGATCGAGGGTCGGAGCCTCGCCAGCGATCATCGCGTTTCCGAATACTCTTGGTGCCATCGTCCTAGCTCCACTGCATGACAACGCCGGAGACGGCGACGTTCTTGTTATTGGCGGTATCGATTTCCCATTTCATCGACGTGCCGGACGCAAGGCTGGCAAGGCTGATGCTACTCGCCTCGTAGACCTTCGCACCGACGAGCGGCTGGGATAGAGACAGGACAGCCGTCGCCCAGGTCGTCCCGCCGTCACGGGACATCTTGGCGATGACGTCGGTATTAATGGTGATGGTATCCGTTTCGACGAGCTGCACCGCCAGGCGACCAGTCGTCGGAACAGATGACGCGGTATAGGCAACCGACCGCAGCGCCATATTGAGATACTCGGCAGCGACGGACCTCGCCTCCAATCTGGAGAAAACAACCATACCCGCAGCAGCATATCCCGAAACATCCGGCGTTCCCGCTTCGTCCGTGGCTCCGTCCTTATAATAGGGAGAGTAGTTTGCTGGGGTCGGGTCGATGTATCCCACATTTCCAGACGCCGAGGCCAGATCAACCGCAATGACATGTGCAAATGCGTTATTGAGATCAAATGGCACCCAGTCACTCCAGACGCTCCCGCCGACAGGTGGCGTCACGCTGTTGGCTCCGCCGAAGGTCAGGCGCACAGGCGTCGGCGACGAGGACGCCATGTCCCATGCATCCCCACTTGCCGCAGCACGACCGAAAAACGTGTTGGTGACAGACTTGGAAGACCCTGTGATTGGCCCCTTCAACTGCACTCGAACATAACTTCCGCTTGCCGCCAATGCCGGCGCACCAATCCTAATCCGATACTTTCTCTGGGGAGCGATCACGGTTTCGGTGTTCATAGCGACGGACGCAACCGAAACTGATGTTGGCGTCGGATTGTACAAGTCGTTAGTTGAATCGTAGACCTCATTTGTGGAAGCAGCCGCGTCGACGCCGGTTTCATCATCGAACGCATCAGCAATGCCGCCCTTCATGCCGAGGCGAGAGCCCTTTAGGTCCGCGATTTCGAGCGCCAGCAGAGCGTCGTTCTTGCCGCCGGAGTTTGCAGCGAGGGATTCGATCGCCGCCTGAACGGTCGTCGGCCCTCCCGGCAGGTTAGCTGTTGCATTGTTGAAGATGACGTCGAGCGCCGTTGTCGCAAGCCAGGCCTTTGCTTCAGCGTTGGTCAGCGCCTTGAGGATCTTGCCGGTTGCGCCGTCATACCCGGCAAGCGCCCCGTTCGTGGACGCAGCCGGCCCCGTTACCAGATCTGCAACCAGCTTGCCGCCATCATCGATCGCCTTGCCGGTATTGCTGCTGAAGGCGGCGACGCGGCCGACGGTCGCGCCACCTGGCCCGATGACATCACCCGTGCCCGTGCCGTCCATGCCCTTTGCAGCTGCGAGCTGCCAATAGGCGTTGACGGTCGTCGGGAGAACGGGCGGAGCATTCCCGGTCGTCGCCTGCAGGGCGATCCATGACGAACCGTTATCCAGAACCATGTCACGCGTTGCGTAGGCCGTCGCAGCGGAATAGGCGCCACGGAAGTTCACGCCGATCTCGCCGGCCGGGATCGTGAAGGTGATCTGGTAGGGATCGCCCGGTTCGCCGCTGCCCGTGACCTCCATCTCGGCATTCGTGCCAGGTGCTCCAGTAATCACCGGCTCGAAGTCGATCTCAGGTGCCGGTCCGGCCGGACCGGTGCCATAACTGAACGGACCCGCCCAATCGCCTGAAGTTGCCGAGGCCTTGATGTAGAGATCCGCCGGATTGACGTCGATCGCCAGGAAGGCAAAGCCGGCAGGCCGCTCGGCATAAGTCGCGAGGTCGGCCGTATCGCCCGCCACGTCATAGCGATAGAGCGTGCCCGCCTCCATCGCCACCAGAATCCGGGACAGGATATTGCTGTTGGTTTCCAGCTGCTCGCTGAAGGCCGTCGCCCGAAGCAGAGCATAGGCATAGGTGCCGGTCGCGCCGGTCCATTCCAGAGCCGCCGTCGCCGCGGTGTCGCTTTCGATCGATGCCAAGGGAAGCGGGTTACCTTCCGCCTGAACGAAGATCGTGCCGCCGGCCACCTGGGCGATTGCCCAGGCAGTATCAATGCCGGTCACGGCCTTGCTGCCGTTGGTCAGCTGAACCGACCCGGTGATGTAATAATCAGCCATACGATGGATGCCCTATGAGGTCGGGATGCCGAGGATGTAGTAGCGAATGCCGACTATGCGCGAAGTTGAGTAGTCAAACGCCCAGTTGTTGTTAGTCCACCGCTCCTGGTACGGGTTGCCCTCGTAGGTCCAGAAGGTCGCCTGGTTGCTGCCGAGAATGCAGAAGCTGCTATTCCCGGCGTTGTAGCGGGTCGAGTTATTGTAGCTTTCGATGAGACGGGCGGACGGGGCCTTGACGCCGACACCGGCATCGGCGTCTGACATCACCGTCATGTATTTGACGAAGGGGAAGAACCCGGCTCCGTTGAAGCCAATCGTGAAGCTCTGCCCCGCGTTCACCGAATTCGGCGGCGTATATTGCGGCTGCGCCCCGATTGTCCGGTATCCTTCCGCGAGGATCTGGATTGCCGGCCAGCGGCTGTCGAGCACGATGTCGGCGAAGTTTGGCGGGTCAGCCGCACCAGGGCGCAGGAACTGGACGACGTCTTGGCCGCCTTCTTCGAATTGCCGGAGCACATTGTTGTTGCCGGACGTCGGTGGCAGTTGGTTGTTTGAGAGTACGAGGTATCGGACCCGGCACGGTCCAGAGAGGTTGTTGATGTAAAGCTTGGTCCCGGAGAACCAGTATTCGCACCGGGTGTCGGTGAAGTAGCCGCTGACCGGATAGGAGATGACACCATTCTCATACTGCAGCATGTCGCAGATGGTGGTGTTATCGACCGGATAGCCGACTTCGATCTCGGTCAGGCCTGAAGGCAAGGCGATGTCGCCCGCCTTGATGACCGCGAGCGGGCGACCGGAAGAGTCGAAAGCCATCTGGGTCGCCGTTGCGGTCCGGGTATCAAATCCCGGCTTCGCGACCCGACAGAATTCGCTGTTAATTTCTACCCCCCGCAGGCCGGGAACAGGTGACGGCGTATCGCTGTCGAGCAGGGGTACATTCGTCGCAGGAAGCCTCCAGACCACCAGCTTGATCTCGTAGGACCCGCCGTCTAATGCGCCGAAGGTGTTGGTGTAGTAGCGGATGCCTTTGCCCATTGGCGGATTACCATAGAAGGTCTGTCCGTCATTGAGCCACCAGCCGTTGTTCATCCAGCCGATCATGGTGCGATAACCCGGCTCTTGACCGTTGCCATCTTCTGCACCTTGGGTGAACACCCTGAAGTTCTCGACGTAGCGGCCATCGGAGAGGCGCTGATATTTCAGGTCGTAGACCGGCAGATCGTAGGGCAGCGCGTCCCCGAAATACGAGTTGCGGATCATGATGTAGCTGAAGCCAGCGACGGAGCCCGGAAGCTTCTTCTTCTGGTAGTTGGCGTTGTTTGTCCCTGCAGGCCAAAAGGTCGTCGAGTTCGGCGAGAATGGCGTGCTGTCGATGTCGACGATTTTTACGTCATCGGCGAACTTGGAATTGTAGAGGAACGAACTCCTGTTCGCGTCCGGCTCGGTGATCGGGTCGATCTCGCCCTTGGTGATCTTCACGCAGGGCACGCCGAGGCTATCAAAACCAATGAGTGTCTGGGTCATGAGCTGATCACGATCGTGCCGTTGTTGACGTCGATGGTCATCTTGCCGTTCGGGCTTTGAATGAGACCGGCGTTGACGGTCCCGATATTGGCGATATTGAGCTTGAGTTCTCCGTTCTCGAACACCATCGGGTAGCTTGCATCGCCCCCGTCTGTGACAACAAACTGATCGACGTGGAAGACGGTCCGGGACTTGAGGATGCCGCCATCGGTGTAGATTTCGATGAAGAGGCCGCTCTCTTTGAATTCATCCTCGATCTCAGCCTTAAGCAAGATGGCGTAGCGAACCGTTACACCGGCAGGCGCCGCGACGGCCTGAAAGGCGATCATGCCGTTCGCCAAACTTTCCCCGAACTCGGCGATCAGTTCTTCGGTTTTCCCCACCACGTTTGCGATGTTCGAGGTGATGATCACGATCTCTTCCGTGAAGCTCGCGCCGAGCTGCTGGAGCTTGCGGCCCAACGTCTGAGAAACGCCACCATTGATCTGCAGGTTCTGCTGCAAGCGCGCGAGCAGCGTTTCGTTGCGGTTCAGGCTGGCGTAGAGTTGCGAGAGCACCGCCATGACGTCGTCGCGCAAATTGCCGAGACCGACCTCGATATCCGGATTGCCGGCATCAGCCGAGGTCACTGTAATAGGGACGGTCCAGTTGGTCGGGCGGTCGGCGATCAGCCTATGGCGGAACTCGTAATCCGTCAGGTTTACGATGCCCTCCTGGATGAAGGTGACGGCCGCCTGTCGATCCACCTGCCGGGAGAACTTGTTGGTCGGCTCCGTCTTGATCCACCATTCGAACACCACCCCGGTGACCGTGACGTCCTCGATCGGCGCCCAGGTCATCCGGAAGGCCGGATAGGTCCGCCCGTCCGCGCCTGTTGCAATCACCGGGATGACCGCCCAATCCTGAAGGGCGTTCAGATAGACCGGCTCGCCGTTCGGGATCGGCACGTTCGGCGGTATAAGTCCGACCGAAGCATAGATCTCACCGGACCGCTCCTGCAGGGACAGGACCACGTTGCGCGGCCCGTCGCTGGACAATGCCCGGATCGATCGGCTCTGGACGACGAACACGATCGAGCCGTAGCGCGCCGAATTCCACTCCACCCAGTCGCCGACGCGGATCGTCTGGAAGCGAGGGCGCAAGACGATGTCCGCGGTCGCCTCGTATCGGTTCTCATTGTAGTAGATCGAGGCCAGCTGGTTCGCCTGGCGCTTCGAGCGCACCGTCGGGAAGTTCAGCTGGACGTCCCGCGTGCGCCGGTCGAGCGCCACCTGCGTCGGATTGCTCTGCGTGTCATAGCCGGCCGGCGACCACATGTTCGCAGGCTCGGGATAGGTGCCGGAAACCGAGTTGGTAAGATCCGCCATCGACCGCCGCTTCTGGAACCGAACCGGCTCTGTCACGATTAGATCGTCATCTGTGAACGTCTCGACGATGGGCTGCTCAGTTCCGATGATCGGCCATGATCCCTCGACGCTGTCGACGACGATCCCGCCGCAAGAAACCATGATGGATTCGATATTGTCGCCATGGTCGACGTCGGCATCGAGCAGGACCGAGCAGCGGTAGCGAGGCTCGCCGCCAGCGTTCTCGTCGCAGATGTTGGCGGCCACGGCATAGCGGTCGATCGGCAGGTCGATCGCGTCCATGTCCATGCCGAGGAACAGGTCATCGTTCCACGAAAAGCCGCGCCGGTAATTGTAGTCGAACACGACCGGGTTTTCCGAGAACTGGTAGGTCGAGTAATCGCCCCAGCGATGCGGCCCGGAACCACCGACAGTATCGTCCTTGCGGAAATCATACAGGCGAGCGCCGCGGATCTCGAAGAAGAAGTCGGGGAACTGCGAGAGCTTCTCCTGGTCATACGTCAGGCGGGCGATCAGGTAGCATTGGCCGGAGCCAATATGTGCAGCTGTCCACCGGCCGAGCGGGTTGGAGTTGCCGATCAGACCAGGATCGGCCGCTGTCTGGGTGCCGTCGTAAAAGACGAAGCTCATGCGGCCGGCGTAGTCTCCGGTGACGACAGAGTAGTTCTTGCCGTTGGTCGTCGAGAGTTGCAACTGCTGGCCGCCGGCCCAGATCTTGGACAGACCATCGCAGGGAAAGTCGGAGAAGACGAACACCTGCTCAAGATACTTGTTCGACTCTCCGTAGGTGTTCACGTAGCAATCATGGCCGGCAATCCCGACGAGGCCGCAGGCGACCTTGCGGCTGATGTTCTCGCCATATTCCCGCTCGAACTGCGTGCCGGATGCCTGCTTCTGCGACTTCTTCGCGCGGTCGGCCTGGATCTTGGCAACGACCAGGCTAATGCCGATCCCAATAACGGCCTTGGCGATGGCAAGGCCGATCGTGCCGAGACCGAGCGCGCCGCCGATCGCGCCAACAACTGCGGAGATGAAGGGCATTTTACCGGACCTTGTAGGCGCGCTTGACGGATAGGATGGACATGATTTCGAGGTACGAACCGGTCGTGACCTCGACCCGCTTGCCGCCGACCCTCTCGACGTGGCCGTAGATGGTCTTCACGGCAAACCCGGTCGAGACGAACACGCCGCAGGAGATCGCGCCGTCGCGCTCGATCACGCCGACGTCGCCACGCTGCGCCATCATCGCGGGGATAGGTTCACCGAGCTCGGCTGCAAGAGCCTCCTCGACCGTCTCCTTGAAGCCTGCCTTGCGGAACACCTTGTAACCGTCCGCCTCGCTCCGATAGTTCTGGAGGTGCGGCAGGATGCGTGTGCCTGTGACGGCCTCGACCGCGTCCATGGTCATCATCCAGCAGTCGGACACGCCCCATTGACCGGGCAACGCCAGATGCTTCGCCACAACCGCGTTGAGGCGCTTTTCCCAATCCGAAACTCTCGTCATAGGTGTACTTCCGTCGATAAACGTGATGGATTGCCGCAAACCACAAGGAGACCGGGTATGGCGACACGTGAAGAAGCAGTCGGCGCGGCGCTTGCGGCGCAGGCTTTGGCGTTCGTATCAATCGAAATGCTGATCCGGCTCGGACACAGCGACCTGATCGACACGTTGAAGGCCAGCGCACTTGAGACGCTGGACGCCTCGGTGACTGAAGGAACGGGGCTAGACCGGGAAAAGACGCTGGAGCATGCGCGCCTTATTTTGATGGGCCTGACGGCGACGGCGAAGGCCAATAGCGCTCTAGGTGCCGCGTTACGTCAATGACGTGGCGGACCTTGCCGTCCACGATCTCGAACCGATGACCGATTGGGTCGGCGATCTTGTTGAGCTCAACAAGTTTCGCTGCAGTCTCTTTGTCAGGCGTCATAGGTTCCCTCTGGTTCTCGTAGCTGGACGGCTACGCAGATTCGACACTTGCCATCCGTTGTGATTGATTGTGACTTCAACCACAGGAAGGGGTAAAATATGAAACATTGGAAGCTTAAGCCGGCGGAAAGCATGGGCTTGGACATAAGTCCTGCATCCATCAGCTTTCCGAAACACGATGATGGCTACATCGTCGAATGTGCGCACTGTGACCAGGTGTTCTTCGACGGCTATAGGCCTTCTCAAGGCCTAGTTATCGACGTGTTGAAGTGCGACCGGTGCGGCGGCTATAGCCGTTTCAACGACAGCCCGCCTGAAGGTTAACTGCCCGGCCTCGGTGATTGTTATCTCGGCATCAGGGTACCCTTCTGACCTGAAGGTGATCCTCGGCCGGTCACCGTCGGACACGATGGCTTTGAGGTAATAGGCGCCCTGATGGATCACTGCTTCCGTCTTCATAGTGACTTTCCTTTACGTTCTCGCGGCCACACGGCCCCAGAAGATGTCGACACGGCCGCGCTTGGCCGCATGCTGGAAAAACTTGTCGTCAGGCGCCCGCCGCGCCTGGTCCGTCATGGTTCGGTACCGGCCATTCTTGCGGGAATAGTCGAGTTGCCGGCCTTCGCACCGCGCGACGAGGATATAACCGCGTTCCGGATCGACCTGGTGCTCGACGACGTCGAGGTAGCCGCGCGCGACCACCTCGACCTGTAACAAGGCACCGGTGTCAGGATGGAAGTGGGCATCCATTACGGTCACCGGCCGGTCGCGGTAGTCCTCGCTCTCGATTTGGGTCAGGACGTCCGGCGTCAGCCCGTCATCCGGGCTCTCGGCAAGCGTCAGGGTGAAGCCGCCATCCGCACTCGTGCCAGTGCCACCACCAATGTCCGACACCTCGATCAGGCCGAACGGCTTATAGTCGACACCGGAATAGGTGAACGGCTCCGGCCGGCTGATGAAACCGTAGATGCCGGAGGCGAACTGAAACCTCAGCATCTGCCGGGTCGATATCCGGCCCTGGTCGTAGAGGTCTTTGACGTCAGGAGAGAGCGCCATCAGATTGCTCGACGACGTGTTGCATCGCGAACGACTGAGAGCACGGCCTCACGAAAGGCAGGATCGGCCGGATTGAATACTTTTGCTGGCCGCTTCAGTTCGTATTGAGCGATCATGCTCTTCCATGTCTCGACCGTGCCGCACAAGGCTCCGCCGACAAACACCAGCGGCTCTCCCTGTTCGTTGTGGCGGCGGCCAATCTCAATCTCGGGATATTCCATGTCTTTCTCCGACTGGTTCAACTTACTGCCCTTCGATCAGCCGAAAGGCGACAGAGTAGCGCCCGTTGGACCGAGGAGCGGAGAAGCTCTCCGGTACCGGCCGCATGACGAGCGCGGGTTTCGCGAACCGCACGACCGCGCCGGCCTGTGACACCACATCGAAAGGCGGCGGGTCGATCGTGATTGTTCTGGTCGTGCCGGCGCCTGTCACCTCAGTTACGCGGCCGATGTGATATCGGGTGAGGCGCTCCAGCCCTATGCGATCGCCGACGACCAGCGAAAGGCCGGCATCCACGCCACTGACCGACAGAATGTTTCCATCGGTCACAGACACCAGATTGCCGGCATCATCCGCGGGCGCCTGATTGCCGCCATGGTTTTTCGGATAGCAGACGTGAGGATGACGGAAGAGGACTCGTTTGAGGCCTTCCCGCAACGACAGCCACCAGGCCTCAACCTCGGCATATTGGCTATATGTGAGCGGCCGCGTCACGAGGCTCGCCTCCCATGCCGGGTCGGTCACCTGAGTGTAGTTGATCAGGCGTGCGCCGGCGGGAGAGGCCTTGACCGGGGCGCGCAGGATGAAATCCGCCGTCACATAGCCGACGGCCGGGATCTCGCGAGGAAAGGTAATCGCCATTAAAGCACGCGTCTCTTTTGAGCATCTTTCACGACACGGACGATCTTTTCAGGAAGCTCCGCGTCGCGCTTCGCCGCCCACCGCCTCATCTCGGCGTCGGTCTCGGCGTTGCCACTGGCCTGTATCGTCGTGCTCGCGTCGATAGAGATGTTGGATGATCCGCCAGCAACCACATTGGATAGGCTAGGCATGGTCGGCGCTGTCGGGACGCGCGGTACGATCGACCCGTTTTGATCCGGGACGAATAGCTCTGGCCGCTTCTCACCGACGACATATGGTTGCCCCTTCCTCACCGGGCCGCCGCCGGCCCGGAAGATATCACCGAGAAAGCTCAGGGGGTTGAAGCCTGCGCCGCCTTGGCCCGGACTATCGAAGATGCTGTCCAGCGCCATACCGAGAAGCCGATCGCCGATCTTCTTCAGGCTGTCTGCGAAGACGTCCGCGGCTTTCTTCCCCTCAACAAACCCGTCGATGATTCCGCGCGTCAGGTCCTTGTTGAACTCCCGGGCGTCCTCCGCTGCCTGCCTGACGCGGTCCTGACTTTCGGCCAACTGTTCCGAAGCCACGACGGCGTTGGCGTAGGAGGTGGCCAGTGTGTCGATCTGGGCAGCTAGCTCTGGGGTGACCTTCTTGCCTGCTTCCTGGGCGGCCTTCAGCAGATCGTGTTTCGCGGCGGCCTTCTCGACGGCAAAGCCGTAATCGTCGATGAGCGGATTGACTTGCGCCTGGGCAGTAGTTGCAGCCTGGAGCGCTTCGGTCCGTTCCTTGATCTGCGCGATCTCTCGCTGCATGTCGTCGGTCTTCGGTTTCCCGCTGCCCGACTTACCGGCAGGTGGCTTGAAGTCCTTGACCGAGACCGGCTCGACGGCCGCTGGACGGCGAGCACCGCCACGCGTGGAAGGCCCGCCCATGTTGCCATTGGTGCCGCCAGTGACGGGCTCGATAAGGCCGTTACCCAACGGCGCCGGGGCTCCGGCAGCTGCTGCATTGACGGCCGCGAGAGCCTGCTGCACTTCGGCCAGCCGTTGCAATGCCGGCCGATTATCGATTTCCATAGTGGTGTTCAGGGCAATGCGCTGCTGAAGGAGGGCAATCTCCTTTTCGAGTGCGGCTGCCTCTTGCTGCGCTGGCGCAGTGTCCAGCTGCACCACATTGCCTTCGCCGTTGATGACGCCAAGCCCTGCCGCGAGATCCTTGAAGACTTGAGCATTGCCAAGGCTGCTTAGGTAAGAGTCGAGCTCATTTCTGGCGTCTCTGACCTTCTGAATGAGCGCCGACACGTCGAAGCCGTTGATCGCCTTTGCGGCCGTGTTGATGCCTCCCGCGAAGTTCTTGCTGGCACCAGTCGAATTGTTGAACTCGCGGGCGACATTGACCAAAGCAGTCCACAGGTTGCCGGCCGCCTGCTCGATCGTGAACACGGAACCGGCCACCTTGTTCTGGAGAATCGGCGCGCCGGCCTCGAATGCACGGAAGAACGCTTCGGACGATATTTTGCCGTCAACCACCAGCCCCTTCAGTCGCGCGACGGAGCCGCCAGCTTCCTTCAATCCGGCTGCCGCTGCCTGGGCGATGGTTGGAGCCCCCTCCAGGATCGAATTGAATTCCTCTGCCTGGACCTTGCCGCTGCCCAGCGCCTGGCCGAGTTGCAGCAATGCCCCGCTTGCCGACTGAGCATCTGTGCCGGCAACGCGTAGCGCGAGCGCGACGTTGTTGGTGAAACCGAGCAGTTCCTCGGTCGTGACGCCAAGTTCTTTCTGGCTTTGAGCGGCCTTGCCGTAGAGGGTGGCAAGCGTCTCTATAGGAGCTCCGTTGGCGATGGCGGCCTTATTCAGACGCTGATAAACCTTCTCCAGTTCAGCGCCTGACAGCCCGGCAACCTTTAGAGCGTTGTCGATCCGCGTGGCGGCGTCGGACAGCTGGCCGATGTTGCGGATAACGTCGTTCGCAATGAAAGCGCCAGCGATCGCCGCGCCTGACTTGATGAATGCGCCGGCAATGGCTGTGCTCGAAGCCAGCGCCTTCTTCTGGATTGCCCCTAGACGCTGGTTTGTGACGCCCTGCGCCTTCTTCATTGAGTTTTCGTAGCCCTTCAGGTCAGCAGAAAGCTGCACCACGAGGCGCTCAAGGTCGGTTGCGGCCATGTCACTCTTTCGCTACGATGTTTGAATGTTCTGGAAAACGTGTTTTTTCGCTCTGCTCGCTACGCCGGCGTTCGCCGGTAGCCTCGATATCCAGGTGGACAATTTCACCGTCGATCGAGGAATTCACCACGTCGTGATGAAGGTCACAAACAGCACGAGCCGGACATTGGAGAATACCTACATCAACTGCGCCATCCTCGACCGCGACAAGCGAGCGATCGGAATAGCCAAAGCCAACATCGAAATCATGTATCCCGGGTCACATAGATACGAGGATGCGACGTTGGTTAGCTCGCAGCGCGGCCAATACGTCGAGTGCCGCACCGCCAACTAAAAGCGGCCCTATTCCTTGCTCTGCAACCACTTCCAAAGATCGTCAGCCTCTGCGTTGGACATCTTGTCCTTGGCGCCGTTTGCCTTCGCATATCCATCGAACGCAGCCAGGAACTGCCACATCGACATGTCGTTGACCTGCTGGGGCGTGAACCCCATTGCGGCGCCAACCCCATAGATTGCCGCGAAACGGATCTTGCCGTTCGGGAGGTCATCTACTCGGCTGCTGGTGTTGGCGCTTCCGGCTCCCCCACAGGCTCCTCCGGAGCGCCGAGCAGACCCGCGGAAAGAATGGCAACGGCAACCGCGTGGTTTTCCAACGGCGGCCGGCTCTCAACGTAATACCGCACCTTCTTCATAGCTTCAGCCGCCGCAAGGCCGCCGCCGATCAAGCCAAGGCGGATCACGTTGGAGATGTCCTCGACGCGCCACTGATGCGAATGGAGTCGGTGCAGGACCACGTAAGGGCCGGCGTCGGTCTTTTCTTGGAGCTCGGCCAGTTCGCCCCAACCGAGACGGAAGGTGAAGTCACCGTCCGCCCAGGGGATCGTGATTTGCGCGTCCCGGGCCATTACGGAGCCTCGGGAGTGACGACGCGCGTCATCTTACCGTCGCTCTGCATGCCGACATTGCCGGTCACCCGGCGGCCGTCCTGGGCGCCGGCTTCGAAGCTCTCGACATGCATCTTGCCCGTCCAGGTGATCGTCTTGGTCGGGAACTCCCATTCGACCTTCACCGGAATGGATTCCACGTTCTCGGCGGCATCGAGCCAGGTCTCGACGCTTTCTTCCGAGAGCACGCCCTTGCCATTGACGCTCATGGAAAGCGACACGGCATCTCGGCCAAGCCAATTCACCGCATCGGGATCGGCGCAGTCCGGGAGGTTCACCTCTTCCAAGCCCTTATTGATGGTGACGGTGCGCTGGCTGAAGCCGCACGGCGCGGTGTAGACGGTCGGTGTGGCGTCATCTCCGAGCAGGACCCGGACCTTGCCGCCTTTGATGGTTGTCGGTTCTGCCATGGAAAATCTCCTTTGTGGCAACAGTGGTTGCCCCGCTCGGCGAGCAGGGTTGGTGAATTCAGGCGTCCAGGTAATCAGCCGCCCGCGGCGACTTTCTTTGCGGCGTCTCTCACGCCTTTGCGCACGAGGCGCTTGGCCGACCGCTTGTTCGCGCGCCAGCTGACGTAGAAGACGGGCCTCGCTCTGGTGCCCGGATTTTTGGTGCCGGGGAACTTCCCACCGTTGGTGTGCGGGGAGGTCCCGAACTCAACCCACCGGGCATAGTAGGCTTTGTCATTGCCGGCATAGATCGTGATCGTCAGTCCGTCGCCCCTGCCGCCTTTGATCGCACCCACCGCGAGTGAACCTTTCGGAGCTTTGCCCCAGGTCCATCCGATGCTGTCTCGCAAGGTCCCGTCGGCTTCCGGCACGAGGTTCTTCATCATGGCGACGATCTGCTCCGCAGCCCGCTCCATCCCCGCCCGGATTTCACGCTTTGCTACCTCCGGCAGGCGCATCAGTTTCCGGTTGAGGCGATCAAGGTTGAGGATTTTCGTCACTGACCGGATCTTCCGTCGGAGGCTTGGCGTCGAGAATCTCCGCCTTTCCCGCGGCCACCGCCTTGTCAGCACAATCGCGCTTTACGGTGCCGCTCCAGCCGGCCTCGTAGCCGATGGTCGTGCGGGCCGTCGGCTTGTAGTCAAAATCCGCTATGAACCTCACGCGAGCCATGATGCCTCCTACTCTTCGATGACGGCGGTGACCTGAACCACGCCGTGTGTGGTGATGCCGTCGGGGTCACTGAACACCCGCGCGAGATCGACACGCATCAACACCAGCGCGCCTTCGGTCAGGTCGCCTTCGGCGTCGTGCAGTGCGTTCTTCACCGCGTCGACCAGCTTCCGACAGGGCCACTTCTTGCCTGCGTCCCGCGTCCAGCAGTCGATCTGCAGCGTCTCCTCTCTCCCTCGGATGCAGTCAGCATCGTCGGGGAAGAAATCGGACGTGCCCAAGGTGATGTTGGGGAATTCCAGGTCGTCGTCATCGCCATCTACAATCCGGTCGGCGACGATGTCGGTCACCGCCTCGTTCGCAAGCAAGCGGGCCAGGACAAGGTCCTGAAACGAAACCGAGACGCTCATACGGCCACCCCGCCTTCGACGGTCAATTCCAAAAACCCGCGGTCATCGGTCGGGACGATCGAACGGATGTTGTAGACGGCATCGGTACGCACATCGCGCATGCGCCAGTCATTCGTGATCTGCGCTGTCGCGGCGCTCTTACGGATCGTGACCACGATGGGTTGCCTCCCGGCCAAGCGCGCCGCCTGGACGGCTTCACCGCCGCGAAGGAAGCGGAAGTGAGCCCAAGCCTTCACGGCAGCCTCTGGCGCTCCCCAGCCCGTTGTCGTGCCACCGTGACCATCCGGAGATCGAACCATCGCATCGAAAGCGACGCGCTCATTGAAATTGCTCGGGGGGCTCATGCTATTGCCGGATCCCGAAGACGATAGAGAAGCGCGACAACTGGGTTCTTCGGATCGCCCGTGCCAAGGCCGGAAAGCATTTCCGGGGCGGCGCTGTCATCGAGGAGGCTTTTGATCGTCAAGATGATCGCCGCTTGGACGCGAGGCGGCACGGTACCCTCCGTCCAGCCATGGTCAGGCTTCTTCAGGTAGTCGAGGATCGCGTCTTCGGCCTGGGCGATCTTGAGCTGAATGTCCGGGGTCCGCTCGTCACCTTCGACGAGGTCAAGGCGGAGAGCGAGGTTGACTTGCTGGAGAGTCACGAGGGCCATATCAGACCACCGTTCCCGGGACGCCGACGCGAACCGGCTGATGCGCTTTGGCCTCTTTCAACTCGCCATCCTTGCCGTCCCGGCCCTTCTTGGCGCACAGGGTCCAGGTGGTGGAACCTTCTCCCGGTTTTTCATGGGTATCGCTGTCACAGTGCCAAAGCGACCCGCCCCATGTGACCGTGTCGCCCTGTTCATAATTTTGCCCATCCTTGTAGACGCCGCGGTAGATCATGACGGGGAAACCGAGCTCGACCTTGTAGTCGAGCGTCTTGCCGGTGAAGGAGAGCAGCACGGTGCGGCGATCATCCATGACCTTCGCATCGAAGTCCTCAAGATTGAAACCGTCTCGTCCGGGAGCGCCTGGTTCGCCGTCCTTTCCGACGACGCAGCCCAGATTGCGGGGCTCTCCGTTGGTCATGGTGATGATCAGGTTTCCGTCCCGGTCGATGAAGGCTCCGGCCATGCCAACACCGTCTTTCCCGGGGTCGCCATCCTTCGCTTTCGGCAGCGTACCGACACGTTTCTCTACCTCGGCGGAGATCAATGGCGCGATCTCTTCGACAGTCACACTCTTGCCGTCCTGCGGCGCTGGGATCGCAGCAACTGCTGAAATGACCGCTTCGTCGACGAGACCGGCAATGTCGGGCAGTTCCACATGCGGTATCTCAGGTATCTCGATGGCCTCCACCGCAGCCTTTACCGCTGCGAGATCTTCCGACAGGTCGGCAGGCGCTGGGAGAGCGGCAACTGCCTTGGAGACAGCATCATCCACCATGGATTTGATGTCGTTCGGCACCCGCTTGTCTAGCTCGTCCAGTGCTTTCCGCATGGTCGAAAGATCGGCATCGAGTTTGACTGAAACCTTCGAAACGATCTGATCAGGATCAGCATCCTTACCATCCCTCGGCGCCGGCAGCCGATCGATGCGCTTCTCGAGATCGGACATCCGCACCTCATAGGCATCGAAGGACCGCTCAACGTAGGTTTTCACGGCCTCGAAGCCGGCGTCAAACGCCTCTTGAAGGTTCATTATGCGGCCTTTCCAAAATCGCGGCGCCCCGCGAACAAACCCTTGACGCGCTCGGGGTTGAATTGCTTCTCAGGCTCTGGCTTCGGTGGCTCGGCTGCTGGTGCCGGCGCTGGCGCCGTCCCGAACGGATCGGCCTGGGCGTCGCGCTTCGCCAGCGCCTCAAGGCTGAAGTTCTGCTGTTGCAGCATCGGGCTGTCCCCGCCTGCCTTTGGCTTCAGATCAAGCCGCTTGCGCTGCTCGTTCGGGGCCATGATGCCCTTTGACTTATCGAGGACTTCCATCTGGGTGACGCTGTCCATCCGCAGAAGATTATCGGTGTCGAACTCTGTCCCGACCGTCTCGCCAGTGCCGAGCCCCTCGTCGAGGCAGAGCTCAATGGACTCGATCAGCACCTGCAGGCACTGGGAATAGTATTCGACGTTCAAGCTCTGGACGTTGTTGTTTGTCGGCATCGGGCCGAGGCCGATCTTGTACGGCGGAACGTGGTATGTCGAGCAAACGACCTCGCCCGACCACTTCAGCTGCTCGATGAGCTGTGAATCAGTCGCCTTCGCCTACATCCCTTCGTATTTCAGGCCGTCGCCGAGAACCGCAACCTTGCCGGCGTTCTTGCCGGAGAAGTTCGTGTTCCAATGCGCCTTCAGGCGATCCGCTGTCTCGTCAGAGATGGCGCCTGGGGCGGTCAGGATACCGCCTGGCTGGGCACCGTTCTGGAAGAACAGGGCGCTGTCGTTCTGGATGGCCAGGCCCTGCACGGCAGCGAGGCCGCCGGCGAAGATCGGCGACAGGCCGACCAGCGGATGGAAGAAGCAGTTGAACCGATCGTGGATGATCTCGCGCGCCGGCACGATGACGCTCTGCTCGATCGACGCGAGCGGGTCCTTGCTCAGCTGATAGAAGACACTGCCATCGTCCGACACGAGCGGCGTGACGAGCGTCGGATCAAGCACATATAGCTTCTTCACCACGCCGCGGCCGTCGCGCTGCTTCAGGATATAAGCGTTACCGCGCTGGAGCTTCGAGAGCACCCAGCTTTCCATGAACTGGATCCGGTTCTGGAAATCATTCGGCTTGCGCAGAACGGGCGAATACGCCGGGTTGGTGGTCTCGCTCCAGATACCATCGCTGTCCTTCTGCACGAGCTTTATGCGCAGCTTGGCGATGTCGGAGGCAATCAGAGTGCGGCACGCGAAGTCGGCATGGTTGGACAGAACGGAATCAAACTTGACCTCGACGTTCTGCTGCCATGCGCCGGGGAAGGATTCGAGAATGCGGTACCAACCGCCACGCCCTTGATTGACGGACGACATGGCTTTCTCTGTCGCGCGGCGGTGCGTGATCTCCATGCCGAACAATCGCATCAGCAAATCCTATTCGTGTTTATGTTCGGGTGTTGTGGTGATGGCCTGGCAGGCGCTGCGGGTAATCTGGACTTCGCCTCGTGCTTAATGAGGATCATTGGCTATCTGCCTGAAAGGAGACTCTGCTATGGTTGCGGTACCGACCGGCGATGGCACGCCAGCCGGTATCTAACATCACCCCGCGATACGAGCACGAGGAGACGATTGCATGGGATTTCCGCGATTTAGAGGGCGATTTGCCGCCTATGAACTTAGCCCTGATGGGACCGACGCCACGATCGGGATTGACGCAAATGACAAGAGATTTGCATTTGAGATCGCGGTGGAACTGATCCCAGTTTTTATTGCCAACTTGCGGCGCATAGCTTCGGCTGCTGAACAGGCCCGAGCGCGGGCGAATCCCGACGCCCAGTTCAGAGCAGTGGCTCCGCTGGTTCCCGAAGGCGTCGGGGTCCACAGGGATAATACGGACGGAACGATACAACTCACTTTTCATGTGGGGGGCGCTCGGGAGGCGTATCAGTTGAAAGAAGAGACTGCTCGGACGCTGGCGTCTCACATGCAGCTGACGGCCGATGAGCCATGGACGCCTGAGAAACTTCAATAAAGCGGGTGCTTCTGAGCGGCATTTTCTTGACAACAAAATTTGGATAGTCCGCGTCCTTCATGGCGTGGTTTCCTTGGGCCAAACGGAAAAGGGCTGGTTTAAAAATGGAACCGGAGGATGCTCTAAAAATCCTTGACGCCTGGGATGCGAAGCTGGCTGGAAGGCCTCCAACGCCGGGGGAGGCAAGAATATTGCTGAGATATCGAGCGATTGCCCAGAGCATGGACATGAGGGTGTACGACATGCTGATTCAAAGCGGCGACGAGCCGGATGACGTCTAAAGAAGCTATCCAGCTGTGCGCCGAGGCAGCGGCCGCGACCGCAGCGGCTTGTCGTCAATCCTTCGGTTCTTCAGCGAGCTTTTCGGTCAGCGTCATCGCATCCCAACCATGGAACGGTCGCTTGCCGAACTTCTCAGAATACTGGGTGCGGAGCGTGGTCAGATCATCGCTGGGATTCACGGACGGTGACCCGCCTTTTTTGTCGTCGCTGTCGTGGTCAAGCGGATCGGCGGCAATCACATCAGAACGCTCATAGCCGAGCTTTCCGAGCACGCGCGCGAACCGCGGGTCGCTAGCTGTGAGGGCGCGGGTCATGTAGCTCGACTTTTTCATTGCCGTCTCCTTACTCGGTGAGAAAGAGCCACCCCCATTGAATGGGGATGGCAGTAGTCTTTGATCTGCTCGATCACGGGCCTACAGGTTCAGGCTGACCCCATGTCGCGCCGGTGAGGATCGTGACGGCGGTCGGGCGACGGCGAGCCCAGTTGATGAACCGTTCGACGCGGAAGGCCACGCTGTTGGTCTGGAACATGGAAACCAGCGAAGTGGCACCGGTTGGCGTGCCCGAGTTGTGCGCCGGGTTGTCTGCCATCTCCAGCGATGCCTCGCGGGACATGTCGACCTGAATGCCTCCTTCATCCGCCAGATAGATGTCGCTGGCGTTCGCTAGAACAACGGTTCCAGACGGGATGTAGTCGGAGACGATCACCGGCATGCCGGCAAAAGTTCCGCCGTTCATGGAAATGCCGGGGAACTCAGGCTGACCGAGAGGATTGGTCATCATCGACAGGGCAAGAGCCGTAGTCGAGCCCATGATCCAGACACCGCTTGTCGGCGCATTCTGTGCCGCGATGAACGTTGCCATGAGGGCTCGGATGTCGGTGCGGATTGCGTCGGCGTCACCGCCAGACGACACGACCGCAGTCAAGCCATTGGTGATGGAAGCCGGAGAGACGCCTGCAACTGCAGCCTTAGCCGGGTTGACGAAGTCCGTATCGAGCCGAGCAGCGATTGCCGCGGCCAAGCTGTCACGCAGGAGGCCTTCAGCAGCCGGCGAAGCCCGACGCAGAAGCTCTTCCGTCACGACCGCAATGTTCGCCACCTTGTAGATGTCGAGGATATTGCGCTCGAAGCCGAAGCTGGTGAGCGGCTTGGCCTTGCCTTCGCCCACCCAGTAGCCCTCGCCGCCTTCGGTCTGCCCGACAAGCGGGACGTTGAAGGGGACATTTCGGAGACCTGGAACACCATTCTGACCAAAGCGGCCCAGGATTGTACGCGGACGAAGGTATTCGACAAAGTCGGCAATCACGTCGGTGCCTTCACCAACGAGGGCGCCGGCCCAGTTCCCTTCTGCCGTGGTTCCCGCGGGGACTGCAGCCTTCATGACAACACCGTAGACAGCCGAGTCCTCGCCATACAGCTCCTTGGCAACCGTGCGGACGCTCTCGCCATCCAGTTTCGCCAGGGCTTTGACCTTGGCCAGCCGCGCAAACCCGATGCCCTTTTCCAAGGCGGGAGCCTTGATCTGGACAGCGGAACGAGCAGCAGTGCCTTCAGCAGCGGTTTTGCCTGCGACAGGCTTTGCGCTGGCAGCCTGGCTCTTTTCCATGAGGCGCAGACGCTTCAGGTCGCCATCGATCGCTTCGACTTCCTGAGCGAGAGTGTCGAATTCTTCCTGCTCGGCCTGGTCAGTCGAACGGCCTTCATCCATGGACTTCTGCATGACTTCTGCCATGCGCGCGGACTTCGCGTTGCGCGAAGCCTCCAGAGCAGCGATCTGCTCGGCAATCGTCTTCATTTCAATGCCCTCCTTGGGGCGCAGGTTGACGGGGTTGTGGGATTTTCCCGAAGCGCCGGGAGGGGTCTTCCCTGGGCGCTCGATGGTGCCGGTCGCGGCAGGAGCGTTCGTGTCGAAGGACTTGATGAGCGCGACACCGGCCGCGTCCATGTTCTTGATGCTCGTCATCACCGCTTCCGGCTGGGCCGGGATGGTGACGGCGGAGAGCTCGTAGACCTCGGATTCGGCGAACTTGATGCCACCGTTTTCCATGAAGCTGTATTCGACGGCCCGGAATCCGATCGAGACGGCGCGGACCAGGCCGAGCTTGATAGACTGCCACGCCTCGTCGATGCGATCCTTGAGGGTGCCGGGCTCATCCATTACTGGGAGCTCGGCTTCGAATGTGATGCCATCCTTGGTCGGCGGATCGAATTTGACGGTGCCGATCGGCTTGCGCGCGTCGTGCTGCCAGAGGAACGGCATCGGGTTCGTGAACTTCACACCCAACGGCTCCACGATATCGCCAACGCGGTCAACGGCTGGCGTCGTGGCGATACCGCGGATGATCCGCTTTTCCTCGTTCACTGTCTTGATCGTCAGGAACGAGTATGCGCGGCGCGTCACTGTCATGACGTCCTCCATTCATCAAAGGGTTTCGGGGTGGTCAGCCGACGACCAGCATCTGGTATTGCGGCTTTCGCTTTGGTTCCGGGTTCCGGCTCATCACCGTGACCGCGTTGAAGAGCGCCATGGCGAGGTCGATCTTGGCGTCGCCAGCATTCTGCTTGGTGGCTCGTATGGCCGTGGCCGTCGGCTCGATCTTCAGGTTCGAGACGCACCACTGCATAAGGCCGGCACCCGAGTGGCGCAGCGTCCCGTTTGCGAGCTTCCGTTCCGTCGTCTTGATGGCGTTCATCAGCTGGTAGCCCTGCGGCACGCCGATCAACATTCCCTCTTCCTGTGTGACGCCGATCTCGTCGAGCGCCTCGACCATCTCACCAAGGCCGGCCGGGTCGACTGCGACACAGGCAAGCAAGCCGGCGTCCTTGATCTGGGCGATGATGCCGACGATCTCCGAGATATCCGCCAGTTCGTCATCGACAATCGTCAGTTCGCCGTCGTTCTCGAACGTTTTGAGCTTCGTGGCGATGGACTGGCGCCGCTTCAGCACGCCGTGATGGCACCAGCCATGAACCCAGCATAGCCACTCCCGCGTATTGCTGTGACGTCCAACGACCGCCAGTCCGAACAGGTCGTCGAGACCGCCCCCATCCAATCCCGGTACGATGACGTCGCAGTTCGCAAGCAGATAGTCGAGCGTGATGATTTCGCTTGCGCGACCGTTCCAGAGGTCGGCGCCCGGCCACCTATTGGCGCGCAGGTTCATACCGATCTCGACATTCAGGTGCTTTGCAAGGAACGTAGCGAGCGTCGTTCGATCGCCAGCCAGTTCCTTCGTCATTTCGTCCTGCAACCACTCCTGGCTGACTGATCGACCGAGGTTTGGGTTGGTGACATAGAAGTTCGCCGGGTCTTCGTATGCCTTCGCCTTGATCATTTCGCGCGGAAACTCGTAGATCACCGGCAAGAATTTGCGGTTCTCTATGACGCCATCCCGGATGTTTCGGGCATAGTCGAGCTTGGCTTTGAACACGCCGGCCGGCGGCTCGTCGCTCTGCGTCGACAGCGTGATGATGAAACCTTCCGGCCGTGAGACCAACCCCCCTGTGGCTTCACGCAACATCGCATCCGCATTCGGCCGCTTGCCGAAGACCCAGAGCTCGTCGATCAGTATCCGGCCGGACTTTTTCCCCGAGACCGTGTCGGTATCCGCGGCGACGACTTTCAAGACGGCATCGTTGCCGAGATGCTTAATCGTCCGAAGATGATCCTGGACGACGAGGAACCCGCCTTCATCGGCGTTGGCATCCAGTTCCGGATCTGCGCGTACCATCGCGGCGGCCGGCTTATAGCTGTTCTGCGCGACCTCGATCGTTGGCGCCAGGATCAACAGCTCTTCATTATGCCGCCAGTTGACGATCAACGCCGTCAACATGATCGCAGCGGCGATGGTCGACTTGGTGTTCTTCTTGCTGATCAGCAGAAAGAACTCCGTAATAAGCTGCTTTCCCGTCTCTGCGTCGTAGGCGCCAAAGATGGCGGAGACGAAATCGAATACCCACTCGTCGCTCACCTCACCGAAGGTCGGTTGCCCCGGTAGATCGGTGACCTTTAGCGCTTTAAAGACGCTCAGCGCATATTCCGCCTCGCTCGAAAAAAGCGGCTGAAACGGGATAAGGGATCGCCGCGATACGATCCGCTTGTCCCAGTCAGGACAGGCCGTCGTCCAGTGCAACGTCACTTGTTGTCGACCACCAGTTTCGGGCCAGGCCGCTGCGCGAATTTGCCACCACCCGCTGCCGCCGCAGCTGCTGCATCCTTTCGAGCAGCCTTTTTGCCTGAAGGTGCGGAAGCTTCCGACAGCGTCTTCAGCGTAGCGCTGATGTCCTTTAGCGTTTTTGCACGCTCGGCCAAGGAGATTGCCTTCAGCAAAGCCTGGCGGCGCCGGCTGTCGCTCTCCTCAGCACAGATCATGTCTTCGAGCTCACCATGCAGTGAAGTCACGGCGTCGAGCTCATCCATCATTCTGCCGGCAATGGCTTTGCCCTTTTCGGAAAGATCAGCGGGTGTTTCCACCACCTCGGTCAACCTCTCGACCCGCTCCCGTCGATCGAGATGCTTCGGCTGCGTTGCCCGGGTCCAGTTGTCAGCCTTGGCCCGCTTGTTGATCGCCGTGTGGGAAACGCCGTACCACCGGGCGATATCGCGGACGCTCATGGCGCCTGCGCGGTAGTCCGTTTCAATGCCTTGCCAGTCGATGGGCTTATTTTCTTTTGCCATGGTTTCCACTCTGGTTTCCGGATGGAAACTCTCAGATGAGAAAAAATCTCTCGATGTGGGGGACGCGGGTCCGGCCGCCGAAGGGGTCTTTAGGTGGACATGCCCCCCCAGGGTCACCGTCTCGGAGGCGGTGGGCGATGCATCGGCGGGGTCGGGAACACCTTTGTCCACCCACTGCCGCATCATGCCACGGGTCGCCTCGACCGCTGTAAGGGTTCCACTGACCAGCTACGCCGCACTTGCATTCGAGCCTGACATCGTAGCTGAACAATCTGCGGAACTTGACTTGAGGGTCGGCACCACAAGGGCATGCGGCGATGACGGTGCGAGGCCGGTAGCTCATACTGCTGTCACCCTTCCAAGGCTGACTTGCGCTCCTCGGCCTGGATGAGGCTGTCATGGATGCGCTTGGTTACCGTCTCGATGTTGTTGATGTCCCAGAAGAGGGCCGGGTCACCGTGGTGCGGGGTCTTGTGGTTGGCGACTGGTGCGTTCGGATCGTTGCCGGTGCCCGCACATATCTCTCCGCTTCGCTGGCAGGTGTAGAGGTCTCGCTCGAAGGCCTGGCGCCTCAACCGTTCCCACCGCGGCGTCTTGTACCAGGCTCTCCAGGGCTGGGTGTTGCGGCGGTGCTGGTCCCGAGACTTCTCTCCCTGCATCCTGCCAACCAATGGCTTGATCGTTGCGACAAGGGGCTTGATCGTCCTCACCTTGGCCATTGCACCGATATCCACTGCTGACGGGTCGTTCCTTGCCGAACCTTCTCAGCCCTCCGTGGTTGTGGACGGTCGGCACGACGTTCTGGAGGAAAGACATGACAGAACCCGCACACCGCAGCGTGATCAGGGAAATCACTGCTGACGGCTATCTGATCACCACAATCGAGAATGGGAAGGAGATCCGAACGCGGCTCTTTACCGATCGAGATGAGGCTAACACCTACCTCGTAGAGGAACGTCGCCGAATGGGCTTGCCTGATCGAGTTCGCCCCACTCGCGCGGTCCGCCGCAATTGATCGTTGGCTTCAGAGGCAGCAGCCGCAGCTTGCGTTGGCGGCTGGCCAAACGCTCTCCTGCCAAGGCCTTCTGATCACATTAACCATCCTGACGATCGATTGAACCTCTTCGGAACAGGCGAGGTATAAGCAATTAACCGTACCGTCAGGAGGAATTGCTTATGAGCTTCGTCCTACAGAAGCACCAGCAACAAGTGCTCGACGCGGTCCAAGCCTATCGGTCGGAGATTGAAGAGATCGAGGCCCACGTCCGCATGAGGGCAATGTCCAACAATGTTAGCGATTCTGAGCTGGCCTTGCTTCGACGTCTGAAGGACGAAAAATCCCAGATCCTTTACCGCTACGAAAACTTGGTTGAGGCCTTCAAAGCCGTGCTCGGAGACATCAACCTCGCTGCGGAGTGAGGCGCGCGGCTGCATTCAAGGCGACGGAACTTTGACGCGCGAAGCCAGTTAGCTGCGAATGAAAAACTCAGAACGCAACGCCAGCGCCCGCACGATCAGGTTCGTCCTGGCTATATTCGGCATCGCCGTTTTGATAACGGTGATATATTTGGTCCTGCTGATGCCGAGAGAGCCCCAGGAAGGTCAGACGCCACCGCACGCCATCAATCAAAGCACTCCATGAACGCGGCGAAATGGCTGAACGCCTCAGTTTGGGGGTATCCTCGAATTGAGGAGGGGCTTCCGCCCGGAGAAATTGGCAAATTTTCGGGAAGACTGTTCGGGCCGCCGACCGACCCGGCTATACTGACGACCTGAATGGCCGTGAAGACCTTGAGCATCAGGTTCGGATGTTCACCGACGTCATCAATGATATGAAAGCCAGGCAGGCTACAGCTGGCCACTGTCAGCGCGTCGCCGACTACGAGCAGATAGTCGCAGAACTCAAAGCAGCTCTCGCTGCGATGGCTCCGTCGCGTCTGCATTAAAATTCGGAAGCTTACACTCCCTTGGGGAATCAGCCGAAATCGCCTTGCGAATAGTCGACGTAAATTGATCCGATGGTCTTTCCAACGCTGTCCTTCACTTCATGGAATCCGTCATCGAATTCCCCTAGTTCGACGCGATCAGCGAGAGCCCGCAAGGTATCAGCAGCCCACTTATTGTTAACTGCAACGGTCGGACCGGTGATATTCAGTTCCACATCACATTTCAGATATTGGGTGAAATCGGATTCATCGTCCACGGGCGGCCCCCTCACTTCCTACAACCCAATGTAAAGAGAAGAACGCGCCACCTGACAAGCCAGGGGCTGTTGGCGCATTGGCCCGATTTCCAGCCCCTCGACTCTTTCAACGCGGATGCGATCTCGGGGCTGAACAAAGCGCAGGAAATGCACCCAGATAAAATATTGGGTACTTCTACGCAGATTTAATTAATCTCAGCGTGCCATCTGGCGAGCTCGCATACATCTGCAAAGCGCCCTCCGGCAAGATTCCCCTAAGCTTATCGGCATATTCTGCCGCCACCCTGGGCTCATTGGCTGGGAGTATGGAACTCAGCGCTGTTCCAACATCTGTCAAAATATAAACCGGTATTGAGGGCGTGCCGTCATTATTCGAAAGTATCTCGTTACTCCCGTAGTCGATCGCAGTATCTTGGGGGATGGCTAAAGCCACACTGCCGAACGGCGAAATCCAAAGCTTCTTTCCCGCAGTGGTGGCCGCCGAACCAAATAGTCTAGACTGGCCTCCAAATCCGGGGTCTACAAGCAAGCCAGCACCAACCAGTTTCAGGGTTGTGTTAAAATCCAAATCCGGGTTCATCAGCGGCTTGATCAAAACATCACCTACCTGATAACGCATGAGCGTTTCGAAAATCCGCGCGGTCTCACCATCCAGTTCATCTGTTGTACGTAATACCTTCGAACTGAAAGTCCCTGGTTTCCTGATTTCACCAGCTAGAATGCGACCCCACCGTTCTCTAAGTTGCTCGGTTGTTGCAGTTTCAGCATAGCCTTCAAATCGCCCCATAAACTCCTCGCTTACGAGTTCGGGTCCCGACGCAGCCTGCTCATCGCTGGGAACATTCTGGCGTAAGTCTTCTACGGCCGCCCCGACAACAGCATCCTTGTTGATCTGGGCCTGCGCTATTTTCTTGAAATGGTTTTCGAATGCTCGCTTGGCGAATTCGTCGTCCAGCCCCATGCGCTCTACACCGTACTTTGCAGCAGCTTCTATCAAAGCGCGCTCTCCTTCAATGTGAGCGCGCCGCCGAGAGAGGCCCCCTTCGAGTAGGACATTGCCCCAGTCGGCGACATTCCCAACAAGGCGGTCGATTGCCGCAACAGTTCTACTTTTGGCAGCGGCTTTCACGCCAGTTTCCGTTATTTCGGCGGAAACAGATGTCTCAGTGTTCAGATGATCCTCGGCCATGATCGGTCCTCCTTCCGGGATACGATCACGCACTGTCCGATTCTCTGCAACCAGTGATGCTAAAATAGATTGCGTCTTGCTCAAAGGACGCGCCCAAGCTCGCCTTGTGGGCCGGGAATAAGCGGAGCCGCCGGGTGCGATACAAGAATTGCCCGATGTTCTGAGCTACTTAGGACGCTTGGGTAATCAACATCGGACAATATTTCGGATTGGGCGCTCGGGCCGCGACCGACCCGGCTATGGAGCCGGCGAGTATTCCATCGTCCGCCAGACGCTCCGCAAATCGCGATGAGGAATAAATACCTTCTCCTCGAAAAACAATCAAGTCGCCTCTAGCTGCTTCCTTTCGAATTCCACAGGCGTCATTCTCCCGAAAAGATCGAGCAACGCTGATATTGTGCCACGCTCCGTGACTTCCTTGATGACCGCGCTGAGGCCAATGAAACATCCATCAGTAACGCGAAATTCGCCGCCTGTAGGAAAAGCTTCCTCAAGTTTCGCAATTCGCTGCTGCTTCGAATGTTCGAGCCGGTCGAATTCGCCGTTGATCTGGTCCGTATAGATCGCCTGTATCTCGTCTGGGTGGATCGCTAGCGGCTTCTCACCCCCCAAATACCGAACCACGTGATCCCGGATCAAATGCATCTTGTCACGGCTAATCGAGACAAACGCATAGCCTGGCAGCGCAGGATACTCCCGGGATCTGATCTTATGCGTCCGATGGTTTTTCACCTCCCAGCGCCCGTAGGGAACATAGCTGCGGAAGTAGACATCATTCCGCCCGCAGATCCGCTCCATCTCGAAGGCTGCCCCCAACTCATCGCCTGGCATCACCTGGGCAACAAACCAGAACTCGAGTCCAGCGTCGAATATCTTCATGCCTCGCTCCCGTACCGGCGAGCGTATTCCGAGTTGACCATGTCGACGAGGATATCAACCTCGTCCCAATCCGGCGCCGACCTGACATCGCCAGCGCTCTCGACGAGCGCGTTTAGCATCTCCAAATCGTCAACTGACAGCTCGCGCAGGATCTGGCGGGAGAACTGCACCACGGTGCTGATATAGATGTAAGCCGCCTGCCCGCGCCCAAGGTCTGCAGGGATTTCCGAATAAATTTTGGCTGCGTCTTGAACCAGCTTGGGCTGTCCGCGCTTCGGCGTTGGCTTGGCTGTCTTCATCGGCTTTCCGCAGAAATACGGACCTTGCGGCTGCGCAGGCACCGTCCGCCTCGACGGAAATTCGAATACATTGCTCATCTCAGTGCTCCTCGAAATTGATGATTGAAAAGAATCCTCCCTGGACGAGGAACCGGAGGCTCTTCGCGGATTTGTCTCAGCAACAAGAACAACAAGGGAGGAAAACAGAAATGACCGGACCGAACGATAAATGGAGCAAACCCGTCCGACTTGATCTCACCAACAGCGGAAGGCTGGAGGTCAGCAGTCCCTTCGAGGCGCTGATCTACCTCACGGAGGACTGGCCGGCTCACCAGGGCCTGCGTTTCATAAAGGCTCGCAGCGCTTGTCGCGGAGCCCTCGCCGGCCACAAATCGGTCGAGGAGGCCCGCGCCGAGTTTGAAGCTGCCGCTGAAGAAGCTCGACAGCAATTCCGAAAGGGCCGCCACTGATCTCCCGGCCGGGTGCTTCCATAGTGCCCGGTACCGATGTCCCGAAAGAATAGTCGGCATATCAACGCTCCTCTGATCCTAGAGTCTTGAAGCTGTCTTGGATCGCTTCGAACCGGCGATCGGCACCGACGAACTGCAACGTCACCGAGCCCGGCCGACCGCACATCGGCTGTCGTCGAATTTTCTTCGAAATGACGAATGTGACCTCCTCCTCGTAATCGCGGTAGACCACGATCCCGGCATCGGCTTTGTTGCGCCAATGGGCACTGCCGGCGAGGTCGTAGAGGCCTGGAACCGGCTCCTTGCCTTCACCATGGGCCTTCAGCTTCGTTGGGTGGATGATCATCCAGATCGTGCAGCCGTGGAGCTTCGCAAACAGCTTGCATTTCGAGATGAGCTGCGAAATGAACTCGGTCTCGGTAAGCTTGTCGGGACGAGACGCCTCGATTTCGTTGTACGGATCGATCACCAGGTTCGTCACGCCATAGCGAAGGACTGCAGCCCGACCTCGTTCCAACAACCAGTCGATCGACGGCGTATGATCCACCGCGCCGAGCAGGAATATCCGCTCGTTTAGCCAGGCCATTGCCGTCATCATTTCCGCCTCGGACATTCGAGGCGTGGGACCGTCGAAGAACGGTTGCCCACACCAGATCTCGCAGAGATCGGCGATATGGTTCGCCTCTCCAGTCTCCGGTGAGAAGAATCCCCACTTTTCGTTGCGGAGCCTCGCGGTCTGGACCGCAACCTGATCCACCCAACGAGATTTGCCGTGGTTCGGAATACCCGTCACCGCAATGAATTGGCCGGGGATATACCTGAACGCCTTGTCCATCTCGGGGAAGCCGGTAGACAGTGGCTTTGGTCCATTTCCGTTGTAGAGATCGTGCACATCGATCGCGAAATCTTCGATGTCATGGAGGCCTTCGATCGGCCACGGCTCGGCATTCTCGACGCATTTCCGCAGAGCCTCTCGCCCAAGGTGGACGAGGCAGTCATTGGCGTCCTTGCAGCCGGCAGGCATCTTCACCCGATAGCTGCGGTCCTTGCCGACGCGGCGCGCTATCTCCTGTGCCAGCGCCTCGCCAGGACCGTCCATGTCTGAGGCGATCAGCACACGCCGAACCTTTAGGATCAGCTCCCAATGGGTTCCGAAGGGCTCATACCGCTTTTCACTTGTTTCTGGTCCGGAGGGAGCGCCGTTCGGCAGCGACACGATGTGATGAAAGCCGGCTTCAGCCATCGACATCACGTCGATTTCGCCTTCGCAGATGATCAGATCCTCGCCGGCACCGATGGTGTCCGCATTGAAGAAAACCGGCTCAGGGTCCTTCTCCTGCCGAAACATCTTGTTCGCCGTGCGGTACTTCACGTTGCGCAGCTCGCCGTCCCACTCATACGGAAACGCGATGCAATCCTCTTCCTTCTCGCTTTGCGGAAACCACTGCCGGCTCCTGTAGACGCCAAACCTCGTGACCGTGTCGCGCGAAATCCCCCGCTTCTCGAACCAGGCGTGCAGGGTGTCGGGTCGCTGCGGTGCCGGATCGCGCTGCGGCTTTCGATAGGTCCGACGCTCGCGGACCGGCCGGTATTCCTGTCCGCCGGCACCGCCCGTGAAGTTGCAGTGGTGGCAGTTCCAAACTGCGCTTCCATCCGTCTTGACCGTCACTGACAGGCAAGGATCATTCTTCTTGCGCCTCGACGAGGAGCAGTTCGGGCACAGAGTCTTATGGTTTCCCGGCTTTGCGTCACGCAGCCGGATATGATGTTCAGCAAGGGCGGCGAAGGTGTCGGTCATGGTCACATCCGCCCGAAGAGGCGCGCCTTCTCGGTCGCCGCAGTTTTGCCCCTCGGCGCCGGACCGTCGATCTTGTCGCTGTACCAGTTTCGCCAGGTCGCCAGCCAATCGAGCTTGGCCCCGCTCCTCGTCGACAGGGACCAGTTTTTCATCCGCTCGGCTTCCGACACGGCGGTGGCCCGTGGCATGCCTTTTCCGACCGCCTCTTCGATCCATTCGGGTGGAGGGGTCCAGTTAGAAGCAAGGCGATAAGCGCGCTTTTTGGAAGAACCGGTAGGTTCTTCTTTTACTTCTAGGTTGCTGGTTGGTGGTTGGTGGTTGGTGGTTAGGTTTGACGGAAAAGAACCCGGAGCTTTCTCGGCAGGTTGATTTTCCTTGATTTTTCCGTTCGGCCGGCCGCCCTTTGAACCACGTTCGGACGCACTTTGGATGCGGTTCAGAGACTTTTCGACTTCACTTTGAGCACGGTTCTGGCACAGTTTGCCATCGCTTTGGACACGGATCTTGCCCTTGCGGATCAGCTTTTCTATCAGTCGCTTGATGTCGGCTGGACGGACTCCGCATAGCATCGCGAGCCGGCGCGGGTTGTTTTCGATCGGCCCACCTTCAGACATGATCAGGGCGCAGATCATCCAATATGCCCCCTGCTCTTCAGCATTAAGCGAGCCGGCGACACCGGCGATATATTCGTCAAAATAGAAGTCGACATGCCGAGCCTTCCCTCTGGTCATACGTGATGTCCTGGGAAACTCGTCTTGTGCACCGGAAAGATAGCTACGTTGCCGCCCGTCGTGCGGCGTTCCGGCAATCTTTGATCTTCCGGAAGGTAGGTGTTCAAAAACCCTACCCAGGCCTCTGCAGCAGCTCGGCCGTCCTCAAAAGACAATGTAGCTTGCGCCTTACGGCTTGCTTCAGCATACCGCTGGAAAGCGGCCTGTTGCTCTTCGTCGCTGGTGATCATGATTAGGCGTCCCGTGCTGCCTTGGCAGATTCGATGACGCTAAGGATTTCTGACTGCGGCCACTTGGACAGAGTACCGATCTTGATCGGCTTCGGGACGATCCCGTCAGCAACCCGACGGTAAAACGTCGGGATGCTTACATCGAGGATTGCTGCGGCTTCTTTTTTAGTGAGAAGAGGGTCGGTGATTTGCATGTGTTCAGCCCGTTGTTTGTTGAGACGGGCTGAATCTAGACTGGAAGCTGAACCAAGATTAGATAGTACGAATTGAGAAAATAATTCGAACTGGGGTGACGAATTCAGTTTTTAGCGCCGGATCGCGAGTTTCTGGGACCGGATCGCGAAATCTGAGGGTACTCGACGGCAGCATATTTCCACAGCGTTTTAGCCTTTGTCGGACTAACGCCGTAAGTTTCGGCGATGATGGGGTAAATGTCGTCCCTTTTCATCCCCTCATCCCACAGTTTCAGTATCTTTTCGGTTGGGGTGCAATCCTCCATGAAGCTTTCACCGCCTAAGTTTTTCCCCTTGTCTATATTCAGTTGGTCTAACCACTCCGCTGGAGCGACGATTGAGCATCCGTCAAACGGCATTAATGACTTATGAGGGGTATAGTATGGAGGATATAACGAACTTTTCTCCATTGAAGCCGGAAGGGTGAACGCCCCCCTTTTCGCCACAACTATGTATTGCCGAGATAGTTCGAGTATCTCCAAATAGGCTTTTAGCTGAGTGAGATCGATCAACCCTGTATGCCAGTTTATGATCGGAATGTACTTCTCCATCCGGGTCGGGTCCATCGTGACCTTTAGCTCCGGCTGATAAAATACTCGTTCTTCGGTTAGGAATGGGACCACCCAATACCTCATAGAGAGGGACCTAATGCCGAAAACTTTTTCATCATCATCGCTCCTGTCGATCTTCTTGTCCTCAAACGCTTTCTCACGTGCATCCCAGAATGAGCTGTCTCTTTGAGGCGGGTAGAAAGTAGGACGAAGGATGCTGACCGGGACATCAATCATTCCCCCCTCAGGCCTTAGAATTTTCGGCTTTTGCTTCCCTTCGGCTGTCATCTTCGAGAATAAATCGAACACTATATATTCTGCAGCTAATTCCGAATTGTAATTTGCCCACGGATATTGCGTTCTTTCTTCTCCGCTCGCTTTTTGTTCCTCCCATCTTCTCCACCTTTCGCGCGAAACAGGGCCGTAAATTGCTCTGAACGCAGCGCTTTTAAAGGCGCGAATAGACTCATACCCCTCAATCGAAAACATCCGTCACCCTTTCACCAATTGCATCACCTGACCGCCTTGGCCGGTGACGTGTTGCGCCCATCGCACCATCAGCTTGCGGCGCTGTTCCAAGAAATCTGTTCGTCTGTAGGCTCGCTCGACAGTGCCGCCGACCACATGCCCGAGAACAGTCTCGGCAATGTCGTGAGAAGTGTCGGTCGTTTCCGCGATCCAGTCGCGAAGGCTCGATCTGAAGCCATGCGGGCGAGCTGTGAGCTTCGCCCGCTCCATCAGCCGGCTCATTGTCATATCGGACACCACGCCCCGCTTGACGCTGGGGAAAAGGTATCCGTCGCGAGCAAGCTTACGCGCCTGCTTGATAATCTCCAGCGCCTCGTCAGATAGGGGCACCCGGAAGTCAGGCGTCTTGTCCTTGCGGCCTTTCATGGCCTCGCCGGGGACGGTCCAGACATCGCCGTCGATCTGGTCCTCACGAATGAACCGTAGAGGGGCCGAGCGGACGCCAGTAAGGATTAGGAGCCTAAGCGCCAGGTGCGTTACCGTGCCGTCGTTTAGGGAAAGATAGAAGGCTGGAACCTCAGACCATGGCATGGCGGGAATGTTGCCCGCCTTGTGGCGCTGTCGGCCGAGCAGGGCGCGAGCTTTTTCGGTCGCCTGAATATCAACGTCGAGCCCGAGAGCCGCGGCATGCTTGAAGCAGATGCCGAGCCGATTGATAGCCTTCTTCGCCGTCTCCGCCTTGCTGTGCCAGATCGGCGCCAGCGCATCCCGGATATCGGTCTGGTTGATGTCGGCGATCGGTATCTTACCGAGCTTGGGGAGAATGTGCAGCTCCAGCGGGCTGAACCATCGGCCGGCGACGCCATCACCTTTCAGCTCGGCCTTGCGGCTTTCGAAGGCATCTTTCGCGATCTCCTTCAGAAGGTGAAGATTTCGGGCAGCTTCTCTCCGGAGGCGATCACGCTCTTTGATCGGGTCAAGATTTTGCCGCGCGACAGCCCGCCATTTTGCGGCTTCATCTCGGATCTCTTTCAGAGTAACCTCTGATGCGGAGCCAAGCCCCATCTCGCGGCGCCGGCCGTGAACGGTGATCCGCAGCACCCACTGACCGCCTCCGTCTTCGCGTTTATGAAGCCAAAGGCCACCGCCGTCAGAGTACTTTCCGGGGCCAGAATTTTTGATGCTGAGGGCTGTCAGCTTGTTTAATTCCCGCCCCAT